TCACGCTGACGCGGTGGCTTCATCGCGTAGTTTTTCCAGAATGCGCGCGATCTTGCTCTCCTCCTCAGGCGCCAGGTCCAGCGTCTCAACAAACTCTTCCAGTTCGCTTAGTAGTGATTCCATCCGATTTCCCCTTGCTCTCCCAGTCTCTCGACTGTGAAACACTGTATACCTATACAGTTATCGCATAAATTTACCACTTTTTGCGGGCTCACGGGAGTACAATTTTGCCCTCCTACTCCTATCATAAAGTCCGCCTTCTGCTGGCGGAACGGAAGCTGACGCAGACCCACATCAGCAGATTGACCGAGATTCCGAGATCGAACCTCTCCCGCTGGCTATCACCCCATCACGACGACTTCATGGGATTAGCAGAGGCCGTCGTGATCTCGTCCGCACTCGGCGTCTCCGTTCAGACCATTCTGGCTGAGCCAGACTGGTGCATGACCGATGACGAACACAGGGGGTTGATTAACCGGGCGGCGATGCTGCCAAAGCCGCACCTGGCTTCGATGCTGAACTGCTATGCGGAAATAGTGGGGGTAAGAATGGGGTAAGAAAAAGGGGCCAAAGCCCCTGAATGTTAAGCAGCTTGGACGGGCATCATCCGCCAGACCCGGTCGGTAAGCAGCTTGCGCTCATATGCAGAAAGGTCGATCCCTTCCATCTCCTCAAGCAGCTCTTCGAGTTCAGTGCGCAATTGTGCCGCGCCCATGGCAAACCTGAAACTCTGATCGTCGGGAACTTCGAGAACAGAACAGCCAGTCCCTCCGGTTCCGATCTCAACCTTAGTGAACATGGGAGAACTTGATACACTAACCTTAACTTCCAAAAACAACTTAGGATGTTGTATAGTCATTCAGTAAATCCTGACTTAACGGTGCGGATTACATTCTCGGTCCAAGCTGCTCCAACAGCTTGGGCCGAACCATTTATGATAGCTGTGTGTATATAAGCCCCTATCTTTGCTCCCCTCCTTTCCTTCGCCATTTATTAAGCACCAATTAAATTTTAGAAAAATTGACTAACTGTCATTTCTCTCCAGATTGCGCTCGCTTGGTTGCATCACACGATATGCAAAACCCCAATACCAGTCAACGCAAAAGATGAAAAACACGACGAGACCAAGACAAAAAATATTAATAAATACAAGCCACTATCCTCACAGGATAGTTAAAGGCATTTTCCAAAAGACCGCGAACCACCTCTGTAGGATTAATTAAAATTCGCCATGCCGATTTTAAGAAAATGCCTCCCCCTCCAATGAAAAAACTGAAAAAACCACGATCTTTTTTTTAAAAATCCATCTGGGGGATTCTGTGAGGGGAATGAATGGGAGGCCTTGAGCGGATTAGGGGAGAAAGGAGGGAAAGTAAAACGAAGGCCCGTCACCAGTTAGCCACAACAGCATTCAGCACAGCCCCGATAACCACCAGGGCGAACGCGAACGCCATAAAGGTCTCAAGGCTCGCGTTGGTCGAATTGCTGAAACACCAGTATCCGGCAGCGGCCGGGATCAACCCGAGTATCAGGCTGACGCTCATCGCTTTCAGCGCCAGCACCATACATCCAATCGCAAGCAACAACCACATAGGCGTATCCTCCCTGAGAAAGACCTCAGCTTATCCCCATCGCCAAGGCCTATCCAGGGCCACTATTCCCAGTTCTGCCGGTTGTGATTAACCGCCTGATAAACCAGATCGTTCCTGCGGGCCATCAGCTCATCGATGCGGCGACGCTTCTCGTCGGCACTCAGAATCCGATCCCGCTGGATCAGCTCTATCTTGTTGCGCACCACCCGCACCTGCTGCTGGGTGCGGCTCAGGCTGCGGCGCGATTTCAGGATCCCGCCCTGCTCTTCCAGCAGCTCGTTTGCCTTGTCGGTAAGCCCTTCGCTGCGGTACTGGTCAACGGTGCGTTTGAGCTGATTCACCTCGTTCAGCATCCGGTAGAACTCTTCCATGTGCTGGGTGGACTTCGCCGGCCCGGTGCCGCGGTATACCGCCTTTACCAGCGGGATCTCATCTGCACGCCAGCTGGCCGACTCCCCTGGTTGCGCCGCCCGGATTAGTCCATCAGCAGTGGCCATGACATAACCACCTATCGTGCCGGTATAGCCGATCAGCAGGTGCTCCAGCTTCTTGGGCGACATTCCTGTCGCCTCACCCAGCTCCCGCATCATCAGGCTGGTCTGCTCGTTGTAGCGCGCCTCCACCTTCACGGCCAGATCCTGCGCGTTCTCGATGGGGATGCCACGGAAGGCATCGTAGTTGAAGTAGGATTCCACCAACGGCTTGACGATCTGCGGCGTGGGGTTGAGCGCGAACGTTTCACCGACCGCCCTGGCCACCGCCTTACCGAACTGGGCCCCGGTGTCCTTGTCACCCAGGGCTCGGACCATGCGCTCGGGGATGGTGCCGAACAACACGCCAATCTCGAACGGCTTGGGGATCCGGAAGTGCTGATCGCCGACAAAGAAGTGCCAGTTGGCATCCTTGTCCCAATCCGGCAGCTCTTCGTATCGCTCATCGTCCCAGTTGGCGGCCAGCAGAGCCAGGCTCGCAGCCGTGATCATGCCGGCACGCTTGGCGATCTCGCGCGGGTTGTCGCGCAGCTCACGGCTCAGCTTGCCGAGACCCTGGACCCGGGCATTGAAGAACGGCAGCAGTTGGGTCATGACCTGCATGGTGCGTGAGGCACCCAGCATGGAGAAATCCATCAGGTCCTTCGACTCGAACGCCGCCTGGGCGTGGCTCTTGCCAGCCTTGATGGCTGCGGCATAGACCGCCTCGCGGTTGGCATTCTCGAAAGCCTCGCCATAGCGGTTGTACTTCTCCCACACATTGGCAACCACGCCCTTTGCCTGAGCGGCGTTGCGGATAATGCTCTTTTCGTAGCGGGCGATTTGCTCGGGCGTCATCCCCTTGCGTCGCAGCGACTTACGCACGGTATCGGCCATCGCCTCTGGGTCATTGCCATTCACGTAGCCGCCCAGGAAGGAGGCTCCGCTGAACATCACATCAATGGTACTGCCGTCCATCGCCAGGGTCTTTTTCACCCCCTTGATGGAGTCGATCACCGGCCTGAAGCCGTCTTTGCTGATCGCCCAGCTGGAGAGTGAGTCGCGCAGGAAGTTGCGCAGCATGAATTCGGGAGATGCAGTGACCCCAGCAGTAAGCAGGCGCTTGGCCTTGGCCGCCACATTGACCATGGCGCTGAACGGCTTGCGGTCGAAGAAGGTCATAGCGCGATAGAGGTCCGGATCCTCAACCCGGATCATGTAGTCCTCCCCCTCCAGCTTGACCATGATCCTGTCTTTGCCATTGGCAAGGGCCTGGTAATCCATCTTGTTTGGCTTCGGAATGACCTCGATGATGCCGGTATCCGCCAGGTTCCAAACCGTCTTCTGGGCCGCCATGTTCTTCATGGACGCGTCGATCAGCTTGGAGGTGGAGGTGAAGATGTTCTCGAGCAGGTCGTTGGTGTTGGCCTCCCCGCCCTTGAGCTTCTTGATGCCGGAGTTCTGGTTGGCAATGCCCTTCGTCTTGAAGGGGGCGATCACGTCGCCGTCATCTGATTCACGGAAGAACGGGATGTACCATTCGCTTTCAAACTCGGCCCGCGCCTCTTTGGTGAAGAGCCCAGCTTCTTGTGCCAGGTCCAGGGTTGCGGCATTGAGGCGGTTCCAGCGGGCTTTGGCATCAAGGAATTTGGCCTCCTTGCCCTTGCCTTGCCCCTTGAGCGCCGCAATGTCATTGGCATCGAGCAGGTTCTCTCTGCCCTGCGCCATCAGCAGTTCCGCCCGGTGACCAGCCATCCAGCCAAGCCAGTTGTGCAGATCAGCTCCCAGGTCGGCAAAGATGCCCAGCAGCGCGTCTTTCTCGCCGGTACCCGCCTTGCGCTGGATCACCCCGTCATTCCACTCCGGCAGACCATAGAGCATGGTCGCCTGCATGGTGGAGGCGGCCCCCGTCGCCATCCGTGCCGCCACATAACCGGAGTCTGCGGCATCAGTAATGCCGGCAGCCTCCTCGGCGTATTTGATGGGGGCCAGCGCGTCGAGCACCTCGGTGTTGGCTTTCTTGATGACGCGATCGATCCATGAGCTGACCACGCCTCGGTCAACTTGACGGAGCTTGTTCAGGCTGGCCTTGGTCTTGTCGATGATGTCGGGCTTGGGGCCCAGGTTGAGCTTCTCCATGGCCGCATCAGCTGCAGTACTGGCCTGGCTCATCTTGATACCGCCTTTCTGGGTTGGCCGCTCGGCTTCCTGGCTGAACTTCTTCCCGCCATCCGGCCCGCTGTCGTCTGGGCCGCTACGCTGCAACTTCTTGCCCAGCCCCTCGATCAGGGAACGCGTCTCCGCGGCGGTAATGCCATCAGGTACAAAGCCGACCGCACGCAGCGCCCGGGTGACCCAGGCCACGACCCGATCCCAGCCACGGCCCCAGGCCCCCTGCTCCAATTCCGCCAGATGAGCCACCACTTCCTCGGCTTGGGTGCCGATGTCCTCGTCGGCGTAATGGGTGTTTACCCAGTCCCACACCGGCTTCATGCTGGGGTCCTTCTGGGACCCGATGAGGCGGCTCATCAGCTTGGTATATTCCCCGTCACCCAGGACGTTGGCCAGGCCATAGTGGGCCAGCACCTCATGGCGCAGGATCTCGCGCATCCGCTTGGGGTCGGAAATGGTGTCCGCAGCAACGTGCAGGGTGCCGGCATCGTCGTCAAACGCGGCGCGGCGGATCAATCCCTCCTTGGCATCCAGCCCGAGGGCCCCTTCAAGCTCTGCTTGGGTGGCGTGGATCTGTACCTTGATGCCGCTCGCCCCCCGGTACTGCTTGAACCAACCATGGGAAACCAGCTCAGCCTCTTTACGGGTCAGGTGCTTGGCCGGCTTGTTCCCTTGTGCCATTGCCTGCTTTGAGAAGCGGATTATGCGTTCAGGCTTGTCATCCTTGGCTGGCTCATCGGCTTGCTTGCCGATCACCTCTTCGCCCGTGCGGATGTTCTGGCGGGTGCGCTTTCCGCTGCGAATGCCTTCACCAACAGCCCGGATCAGGCTATCGAGCTCGTGCTCCTTGATGGGGCCCTTTGCCAAACCGGCCTTGCGCAACATGCGGGAGAACTCGGTCTTGATACCGTTCCATGCCTGGATGGTGCGCGACGGCAACTCGTTTTCAGTAAGGTGGGCAAACACCTCTTCCGCCTGGTGCTGCTCACTTTTATCGCCATACATCTCCGGGCGGGAGATTTCTGACCAGGCAGGAGCAAGCCATTTCTCACTTTTGGCATCACTCAGCTTTTGGAGGAGAGCTCGCTTATTTTCAGGCGTAAACGTGTCCAGGCCATAGTGACCCAGGACCTCATGACGTAACGTAGAGACGACTTCCGCTTTTGCTCTTTCAACTCCTCCCATACCCTGTTCATTTCGTGGCGCAGGTCTGTTCTGCTGTAAAAGACGGGGATCTCCAGATACCCCTCTTTCTCCCCCTGCGCCTTCGTGAACACCCTGACGCCCGGCTCTGCGGGTGATGCTGTCTGCGATGAGGTGGACTTGCTGCTTGCCGGGGAGGTATCCCCCATCCCGCCATCCAATTTGCTCGGGGCTGCCTTCTGGTCCATAAAGGTCCTCTTGAGTTTGACCAACAATAAAGTCGAGTGACTGAGCCCCTTTATACTCACGTCTAAAGTCAGAAACAATCTGAGCCACATCGTCAGCGGACAGTCCCTCCCGCTGCTGAGACATGCGGACTTTCTTGGCGACTGGCTTGGTGGTATCCCCCTCCTTCACCCAGCGCTTGAACGATTCCACCGGCATCGCCTTGATGGCACCCAGTCCTTTCCAGCCCGCCTCGTAGTTGCCAAGGTAGCCTTCCCGGGCGGCCTGCTCATCGGCAAAGCCCATCATCACCTTGTGCTCGTCAAACTTCCCGGTTTTGGGGTCCACCTGGTCCACCACATAGACCGTCTCACTATCCGGCTTATCGCCGATGAACACATCGACATGATCGCCGTCCGCCCCCAGGGTACGCTTGATATAGCCATAGTCGTGGGCCATGGTGGATTGCCACTCCTTGCCATCCGGGTCAATACCTGAACGGGTGGATCCCTTGGGGTTTTCGAGCGCAATATCCAACCCCTGCAGCTTGAGGTGACCCTTCTTGTAGTTCCCCGCCTCCTTCTGCGCCTCGGTGGGTTCCGGCGCAACCTCGGAGCGAGCCGCCTCTATCATCCGAGCCGGCGCACTGCCTGCCATCTCTTCTCGATCACGGCGCAACTGGATATAACGCTCGAGATCCATCTTCTCTTGGCCTGCCTGACGAGCCCCCTCATTGGCTACTGCGGCACCTGTGCGACGCCCGCCATTGCCATTCATCTCGTGCCGGCCAGCCAACTGCAAATCCGCAATGGTACCGCCGAGGTTCTGGTGGCGTTTTTCCAACTCATTTATGGTCATCCCGCCAAAGCGGTTGTCCATGCGCCCAGCAAACTCGCGCTCAGACTGTTCCCAGCGCTCCTCGCGAGTCGGCACGGGGTCCCCCTTCTCGAAAGCCCTCCGGTAGGCCTCCCGCGCCCTGTCAATAGCGCCCTCTTTGGTGTTGGAGGTAAACCAGCCAGCCCCAACAGCAGATCGGTACTTCCAGCGTCCGGCATGCTCCTTCAGCAAGTCGCGATCAATAAGATCTACCTCGGTTGGCTCCGGAACTACCCCACCTCGAGCAGCCTCGACCAGTGCCGAAGGCTCATTGGCGGCCGGAGCAGTAAGGCCTCGCACCTTGGCAGTGAACGACTTGGCTACTACCAGGCCACCCTTACCCGGGATCGCCTTCACGCCGTTATCCTTAGCCCACTGCTTGATGATCGGCACTTCGCCTTTCAGGGTGATGGTGCCATCAGGGTTATCAATCATCTCCGACCAGGGTGTCGGCGCCGCCGCTGGCCCGGCAGTCGTGCGAGCCTGTTCAGCTTGCGCCTCTTCAGATACAGCAACCCCGGCAGGTGCCGGGGCTGTCAGTGTTGGGTCATTTTGCTGCTGTCCGTCAGGTACAGGTGCAGGCGCAGCGAGATCTGCCCGATCTCCGGATCCAGCTCGGTCGGTGAGTCCGGCAACGGCTGGTCCAGCGCCTGCTGCAGCCGGTTCGCCTGCGCCAGGCTGATCGCGTTGTCCTTCACTGCTGATTGCAGGTACTGGGGTAACTGGCTCATTGCTCACCTCTGTCTTGGGTTGCTTGACGGGGATCACCTCGCGGTATCCGGTATCGATGGCTGGTGCTAGTTGGCTGGCCTCGCCCGCGGTGGCAGACGGCGCCGGAACTGTTTCAGCGCTTACGCTTGCAGCTGGCTGATCAGATGGTTGATTCGGGTTGGTGACACTGATGTCGTCGAGTTGTGGGGCGCTTGATTGCGTGGTTGCAGCCGCCTTCACCTGCTCGACTTCGGCGATCTCGGCCACCCCGAAGCCGCCGCCATTGAGCGGCACCGGCATCTCCTGGCCCTTGCGGCTGGCCATGGCAGCCTCTTTCTCGGTTGCGAACGGCTTGCCTTTGCGGGTGATTCGGAGTGTCTGGAGCGGGCCAACTGCCGATTCTGTGGCGCTGCCACGCATCGGTTTGGCGTCAGGCTGTCGCTGATCTGCTCCATAGACCACATCACGGTGCGGCAACTCGGTACCGACCTCGCGAGCCTCCCCATCAATCACCGCGCCCGGCAGCTCGACGGCAGGGTGGGCGGTGGCAGCCTCAGGCGGGAGCAGATCCCCCTCCTGCCCGTTCTGCCAACGGGTTCGCTCACCACCTCGAAACTGCGGGCCAGGGCCTGCCTGTTGGTCATCATGATCCCCTGGGGCTGCAACAGCCTCCCCCACGGGTTTGGCATTCGCATCGCCGGCGAAGATCACATCCTTGAGCGGCAGGGCTGGGCGCTGGTTCTCCATGGCTACCTGCTGGGCGCTCTTGTTGCCTGCGAACGGGTCAACCCCGAGATCCCCAGCCTGGGCGAGTTCATAAAGGCTCTTGCCCTGGTCGCCAGCCTGCATCTGGGCCGTAACCAGATCCTGCACCGACCGCCCGTACTCACCGGCCAAGGCTCGCTGAACGTCGCTATCCTGCGCCATCCCCTTGAAACGATCGGCGGTATCGTCTTGACGCAGATAGGCCGGCACATCACGCAGCTCGTCAAACTGGCTGCCGCTGGGACCGAGCGGGTTCAGATCTCCCTCGGCCTGCGAGGCGGAGGGCGCCTGCTCGCCGTCTTCCAGTGGAACAGAAGCAAAGTTCGGATCCACTGCCGGACCAGCAGCGCCCTCCGTCACCGGCGCGGAAGGCTCTGCAACCGGATCGGTCCCAACGCCATCTTCCTGGCTGGCATGCTTACCGCCTCGCGCCCCACCGACAGCACCTACCGCACCACCTGTCCCCATCCCTATCAAGCCGCCCTCGATCGCGCTCGACATGACCCCCTTCATCGGGTCGATATCAGCGGCGGCCACCTCGTTGAGGGATTCGTTGACGGCGTATTGCTGCACCCCCTCCTCCAGGGTTTCGCTGATACCCTCACCTGCCGCCCCCTTGGCAGCACCTTTCAGCACTCCACCGGTGGCTGCCTTGCCAGCCAGCATCTTGAACAGCATGGCGTCGCCCATCATGGAGCCCATGGCGGCGGCTCCCCAGGTCTTGGCATCACTCATGGTGGCACGACTGGCCAGGTTGGCGGTCTCCTCACGGGCCAGCCCCAGCTTTTCCTCATCAGAGAGATGGGCGGTCTGCTGATCCTGGTCGATGCGAGTAAACGACTGGCGGAAGGTGTCGCTGGCCGCCAGCTCGTCAAAGCTCATGCCCAGCACGGTGTCACGAGTGTTCACCCCCGCACTGCCGACTGACCCGGTCGCACCAGTGGTGACGGCGGCGCCGGTGGCAATTTTGGACACGGCCTTGGCGGCAACCGCTTCGGCTACCTCCTGGGTCGCGCCACGCTTGACCATGGATGCAGTGACAGCCCGGCCGATAGAGGCTTTGGCGGCCACCCCAGTCACCCCGCCAGCGGCGAGTGTCGGTAGCAAAGAGCCAACGCCCTGCGCCATTTTCATCGCCCAGACATCGATATCCCCTGCGCCATCCCCCAGGGTCAACCGGCCTTCTGGCGTTTCATCGACCAGTCGGCGTCCCAGTGCCTCCTTGGCGTCCGCACTCATCCCATCATTCAGAGACTCTGCCCCTGATGCGGCCAGATCGCCTGCACCTGCGACCACGTCCAGCAACGGGCTCAGCTTATTGGCCATATTGGCACGAGCCTGTTCCAGGTAGTCGCCCCCCTGCTTCCCGGCATTCTCTTTGCCGAAGTTGCTTGCCTGCCGTGCCAGCTCACCAATGCCGCCCACGAGATCCAGTGCGCCAGCGCCCACCGCCTTAGGATAATCACTCCATTCTGTTTCGAGGTCTCGCTTTGGGGCCGCAGCTGCGGGCGGTGATGAAAGCTGACTGTTGATGCCATCCCAGAACTGCTTTCCTCGAGAGTCAGATTGCAGCGGTTGTGGCAGGGATGCGTCACGGAGACTGTGCTTGTCCATTCGAGTGGCCTCGGCTTTATGCAAAAGAAAAGCCCCGAGCGGCGAACCGTTCGGGGCTTTTGAGATGGGGCGATCAGCATGCAGACTGACCGACGATGGAGAGATGCTAACGCTGGGGTGGGGAAGATTCAACCAGCACGAACCAACTACTCGGAGTTAAATGGCATCGCTGACGTAGAACCTATCAAGCTCACCCTCTTTGAGCATGGCTTTCGCCTTAATAGTGATCACCTGATTGTGTGCGTAGCTGGCCAAGTATTTATTGTCGGGCATCAAAAACGCTGGGTCGCTGACGTCAGCCTTGATGCGAGCGTTGCTCTCATCTCCAACTAGGCGAACCTTACCGGTTTTAGACTCTTTATCTAGCTCGGTGAATACAACCTCCCAATCCCGTAGATCAGTCAGCGTAACATCACCTTCCGACCAAATGGCGTCTCTGGTTGCCTTGTCTATTGTCGTTTTATAAGGGTCTGTCTTCTTGCCAATCGTTAGCGTATCGCACTCCCGCCCTACGGGCTCAACTGCGTTACGGACAGACGGGCGCAGCGCATCCGCCATCTTCTCGATGGTGGACATCATGCGATCGATAACTTGTTGGTCACGGTTGCCAAGCTCTTTAATTGCCTGTTCAAGTCGCTGACTAAGTAGTTTCATCTCTTCCCTATTGCCGCTCGCTTTCGCTACTACAAACGCAACAATACCACCGAATAAGGCACCACCAAAGCCACTAAAAAGCTGCTGTTGTTGCGCAAACTCAATAATAGCTGACAGCTCAAAGCACTTCGCTTTCGGTTCTGAGGCATAAACTTTCACCCCCTGAGAACCAAATTGCTTGGCATACTCCCCAGTTACAACAAAATGAGATGACACTGCCAACACTCTAGCGATCCCCTGCAGCGACCCGCCAAGCGCATACAAGTCAATCTTGTGTTCATCCGCCACCTTTCCGTCATAAGTAACGGGAACTTCCATTAGTTCAATCGCCACGTAGATCTCCTTTCTAAGGCCAGGGATTTTACGGTGCCGAGTGAAAACTTCAAAGTGACCACAACTGCATTTCAAGAAAATGAGGGGCATTGAGCCCCTCTATATCATTTCCTTGCTTGGGCCAGGCTCATCGCCTGATAGGCCGCCGCACCATCTGGTGCCTTGTTGAGCGTCGGCTGTCCATTAGTAAATGGTGCAATAACCGTATTCACGGCCGCCTCTTCTGCTGCGCGGTAGTTGTGCGGTTTATTTTTACCCCCTTCCATGTTGCGCACCTTCTCAGCAGATGCTGCCGCTTGCTTGGCTGCCTCCTCTTTCGCAACAGCTTGGCGCCATAACGCAAAGGCACCGTCCATTTTTTCCGGGCTTTCAAGATAGCTGCCAAGCCACCCCCCCTGCTCAGCCTCCCTCATAAACTGCTGGCGTTCAGGGTTGCTCTGGCTCCACTGCTCAGGATTGACACCAGATGATTCATCCGGCGCTGCACCATTGCTGACGCCATAGATGCTGTCTATTTTGGCTTGGTTTTCTTCGTAACTTGCGAGTAGTTGTTTGGCTTGTGCTTGCCTCTCTTCCAGACTGCCCACTGCATCACTGGAGAGAACTTTCGCTACGTTTTTGTTGAGCTCCTTGATCAAGTCAACACTCGCCTGCTTATGACCTTTCAAGTCAGCTTGTTGGGCTAAGCCAAGGTTCTGACCAACACGGTTTAGTGTCTCGCGGTTTTGCCCTGCCCCACTAAGCTGATGGTACATCTGGCTACGCTGGTACACCGTCTTTATCAGATCCCCCCATTTTGAGACTTTAACCGGATCGCCTGGCTGCGTGCTTCGACCTTCGGTCACTACGCTATCAGCAGTGCTGCCGTCAGCATAAGTTACCTTCAGTCCATACATGACACCGCGCCCATCTTGAGTTGGAATGACATGCGTCAGCTCTTTATCTGTGATTTTTTTACCAGATGCCGCATCGACCTCGCCAATACCGCGCTTAACCTCCTGCTCCAAGATGGTATTTAATGGGCCAATTATTTTCGACGAGTTGATGCGTTGGACAATGGCTCGCTGATCATCCTCATTTTCCCAACTCAATTTCCCAGAGTCGATATCCTTCATCAGGCCAGAAATTTGCGGCACGATTTGCCGAGCGCCCTGAAGGTGCTGATTATCACTGTATCGGTCAAAATTGAACCGGTAGAGGGCTCCGCCCTTCTGGAACTCCTTGTTCTTCATCAGTTCAACATACCCTGCCGGATCCGCCTCGCCCCTTAATCTCGCTTGGAATGCAGAGTCAATCAATGGCAGGCTATCCTCAAGAAGCTTTTGGTTTACTCTCTCACTTACCAGCCAGTCATTCTCTTGTTTGGCCCTCCCCTCCGCAGCCTGAGCGAGCACCAAGTTGGCATTGCGGTAAGCCCGCAGGCTACCCGCCTCTTTCTTTTTGAGGTCAAACTCCTGCCCCCATTGCTCCTTGGCTGTTTTCTGTTGCTCAACCGAGTTGTCAAAAGTGGCTTTCCGAAGAGAGAAGTCGCGATCTGAGTTCTCCTTGTTCTGCTTCACCATTGCATCGCGCAGCCCCAGCTCGCGCTCTTGCCGAGCGTCCTCTTTCTGGCCCCGCTGGTAGCGGTCCATGGTGTTGAAGCCAGCCAGAAAACCTTCCGCCAATCCCGATACGCTCATCATGCCTCCTTAAAACAAGCTGTCTGCCAGAAAACCAACCCCAGCACCTGCCAGTGCGCCCAGAGGGCCACCGAGTGAACCCGCCATGCCCAACATGGCGCCCATCGATGCGCCAGTGCCGATGGTGCTCAGGGTTTGCCCCTTGCGAGCGGTCTTGAGACTCTTGTTGGCAGCCTCCATCTCCGACTCTCTGTTGGCCGCATCGCGCAGGCCTGCCAGGCCTTGCTGGCGTGTCTGGCCGCCGATATCCAAAATGCCGTACCCCATCACACACCCCCTCCGGTTTTGATTGCCTCACGCAGCCCCGCATCCGCGCCGGTCAGGATCCCCATTTGCCGGGTCTGCTCCTGTTCACGAAGGCCGTTCTCGGTACCCGCCGTCATCAGCGCCATGCGCAGCCCTTGGCTGTTATCGTTAGCATTGCTGCTGGTGCCCAGCCCCATCCGCGCATTGCGGTTGGCCGTAGCCTGCTGAGCTGAGCGGAGCGCGTTGGCGTTGTTCTCATCCACCCGCCCCAGTTGCTCCCGCAGCAACTGGCCGTTGGTGGCCAGTTCCATCAGTTCCTGCTGCTTGGGGTAGAAGCGCGTCTTCCAGTCCTGGTACTGCTCTCGGGTGATTTTGGCGTAAGTGTCTGCGGCGTAACCCATGGTTACCTACCTCCCAAATACGTTTTTGCGTTGGGGTTATAGACGCGGTTATCAGCGAGCGTCTTGGTGCTATCGAGATGTGATGCAACATCACTGTTGCTGGTAACCGTCGGCGCTTTCAGGCTGGCCAGTCCATACGAGGTGGCGGCTCCTGCCAGGGTTCCCACCAAACCAGCCGTCGCCTGCTGGCTTTGGTAAGAGCTCTGTGCATCACTGGTTGCCTTGCGCAAGCTGGTTGTGGCCACATCGCCCATACCAGCCAGCGATTCAGCCTTCTGCCCTGCGCCAATGCTCACCACATCCTTGAGCCCAGCAACATACTTGTCCTGCTGGCTGGACTGTGCGCGGTTAGTGGTATCGGTCTGACTCAGGGCTTGGTCCGTTGCCAGTCCTTCCATCGCCTCCTGGAACCTGCCGCTGGTTGGATCAACTCCACTGGCAGCCATGGAGTCAGCCAGCCCTGCGCGCGATTCACCAAAGGATTGAGCAGTGCCAAGCGCTGCCGTGCCTGCCAGTTTGTCGAACTCCCCCTCACTGTTGAGGTCATCCACCTTCTCGATGAAATAGTCCTCGTATTTCTGCAGGTCGTTCTTGTAGAGATCCCACTGCTCCATGGCCACACCGGCTGCAGCCTTCTGAGCCTCGGTCTCCTGAATTTCGTTCGAGCCACCCTTCCCCATCACCTACACCTCATAGGTTGATCTGAAACACATAGAGCCCATCAGCATCATCCGGCTGACGGACCCATCCCATTCTTGGCGCAACCTTGAGCCACCCCTTACGCGCCGAGTGGAAGCGCAGCCAGCGTGCCCCAATCAGGCGTGCCAGGCGCTTCACTTCCGGCAGGTGCCGCTCAGGTGCCCCGCCATGCCCCCACCCCACCCAGACCAGGACACCGATCACGCCATCTTCTGCCTGTGGCTTGAGCACAAACCCGTCATCACCACGCAAGAACAAAAACGCCTGCTTTTGACGGCAGGCGCTGGCGATGTTGCTTGGTAGGCTGGGCTCTCCTACCGATTTTCCTATCCGGCCCAGGGTGATTTTCATCAATTAAATTGGCTCCCTGAAGGAAGAAGACAGAATGCAATGTGTTGAGCAGGCACCCTAACCCCAGCGCTACCGCCGTATGATGCAGACTGTGAATCAATAATGACCGCCACAGATATGGAGGCCGCCCCCGTTCCTGCGTCAAAGCCACCCTGAATTGTTACCGATTGGCCAGCGGCATCTACTGAGCTGTTGCTTCTTGAGCTGACTTTGAAAGGAGCTGATGCAACGATGCTTCCGGCCGTGTTCCTAAGGACAAGACGCCCTGATATTGTCGCGGGCACATCCTGGTCATTCCCCCCAGAGCGGTAACCACCCGAGGCAAACACCTCAACTGTCACCCCCAGGCAATACAAGTTTGCGGCATGAGTCCTCGAACCTTTTACGGATGCCGATGCCACTACATGACCATTCCCTGCGCTGTCTGTTGAGTTCGCACTGACAACCTTAGCACTCAGCACATCCCCAACAATCTTGCTGGCATAGACAGTGCCTTTCACATTGCAGGTTTCCTCGATGGTGACATTCTGGAATGTGCCTGCATTGGCATTGACTGTACCTGTAAATGATCCGTTCGAGGCGAATAAACGGTCAGTGTAGAGCGAGCCATCGGCATAGATGATCGTATGCCACGTCCATGACCAACCACCATATGGTCCGCCTTTACCGAACCCTGCGGCCCCACCAGACAAGAAGGCATTGCCCATATCGATGGAACCGCCCGAGATCGCAGGCGCCGACATGCTGACCCCTGCTTTGATGTAGTCCGCCGTGATTTTCTCGGAAGTCAGGATCTGGATGGTGGCCTTTCGGATGATGGCCTCTGCAATGACCGCCTGACCATTGTCGATGGCAAACAGCGGCGCCATGGGCGTTGAACTATTCGGGTTGAATACGAACACCTGAGAGGCAGAGATAGCCACCTGACTCGTGCCGTCAGAGTTTGCAATCAACCCTATCCCGGCAGTGATCTGGCCCGCGCTGGCTTTCGCCGTCCACATGGCCTGGGCACCATTTTGCAAGTCGGCAATAGCTTGGCTCTGGAGTTGAACGGCGGCGGCATTGGCTGCAATCCTCGGGTCGTCAGTGGCAACCCAAGCAGTACCACTGTAACGATACGGCCTGTTGTTGTTGGCTGTGTCAAACCACAGATCACCGGTGCCCATCGCTGACCCTGGGGCAGTGGCTTGGAAGAACGTTTTATTCTTGCTACCTGCAACAGCAGACACCGTATCAATCTGGCTGCCGAGGGCTTGCATCGCATCGGCACGGGCGACTGACTCTGCCGTGATCTGGCCTTGGAGTTGCTGATCTCCCTGCTGATAGTTTGCCGTTACCTGCTGGATCTGCTGTGCCATGGCCGAATCTGCATCAGCCCGCGCCTTCACTTCGTCATTGATGGCAGCAGTATTTTTCGCAACACCCTGTGCGACTTGATCAGCGCTTGCCTGAGCTGCGGCGGCGGCTTGAGCTGCATCGATCGCGACCTTGTCTGTTACTGCAACCCAGGCTGACCCACTCCACCGCTTCGGAGTGTTGATGCCGCTGGTCGTATCAATCCAGAGATTCTGAGCAAGCCGATCTGCTACTGCTGGAGCTGCTGACTGAATGAGCACCTTGCCCTTTCCATTGGCTATCCCCGCAGCAGCCGCTGCATCCTCTTTTGCCTGGTTTGCACTAATCTGGGCTCCTGCCGCAGCGGTGCCCGCCGATTCTGCTGTGGCCTTCACCTGACTCAATTGCTCAGAAAGGGACTGGTTTGCTTCAGCACTAACACGGGACACTTCATCGATGCTGGCCGCCAGGGCCTGCTCCGCCCCCTTGAACTCTGCATCCAAGGTGGACAACTGTTCAGCCAGCGCGCTATCAGCATCGCTCCGCGCCCGCACTTCAGCTGCAACAGCAGCATTCGTCGCGGCGTCCGCCGCTTTGAACTCGCTATCAACAACACTGATCCGCTGTGACAGCGCCTCATCAGCCGTCGCCCTGGTCAACTGCTCATTGGTGATCTGCGCCCTGATCTCCCCATTCTCAGCATCAAACTCAGCGGTCAGTTGCTCAACAGTCCTGGCTTGCGCCTCCTGTTGATTCGCCAGCGTGCTCTGCTGTTGGAGAATGACGCCGCGAGCCTTTCGGTTCTCTCGGTCACGTTCATCCCCGGCCAAGGCACCTTCAACCTGGCTGACGGCACCGACAACGATCTCCGACTCCATCTTGTCCTGGCGTTGGCTGAGCGAGGCCTCATTGCTCACCACGGCCTGCTGGAGTTCTGTGATGCTGGCTGAGTTCTCTCCAACCGTCACATCAAGGGTACTGATCCGCTCACCAAGCGCTCGGTCGGAATCTGCCAGGGCCTTGCTCGACTCGGAGAGGGAGGCAGACAGCGCCGTATCGGCGGCCTTGAACGCAGCATCTACAGTGCTGATCTGCTGGGCAAGCGCCTCATCTTTTGTTGCCCGAGCCAGCTCCTCGGCCGCAACCCTCGCATTCGTATCCGCGAGGTCGCTACTGAACTGCGCCTCCACTTCGACAACTCGCCTCGAAATGGCCTCATCGGCGGTGACCCTGGACAACGCCTCCTGAGTGATGTTTGCCCCAAGTTCTGCCGTCGAGTTCGTTAACTCGGCGGCCAACTGGTCTTGACGCAAGGACAGGGCCTCGTCCACGGCGGCGCTCGACTGTGCCAGCGACCTGATATCGGCATTGGCCTGAGCATCAGCCGCCTTGAACTCCGTTGCGACGTTATCAATCCGCTTCGCCAGTGCCGAATCAGCATCAGAGGCCACCTTCTCAACCGACGAAATCCTGGCCTGAGTGGCGGCATCCTTCGCTTCAAACTTCACTTCCATGTCTGCTGTGCGCTGAGCCTGGGCCTGCTGCTCCGTCAGGATTACCCTCTGCTCTGTACGGATGGCCCCGAACGCCTTCCGCGTCTCCCGATCCCGCTCATCCACGGCCAGGGCACCATCGATCGCAGCAGATGCATTGTCATCGTCTTGCCCACGCTGCAGCTCAAGCTCCGCAGTGATGACGTCGAGGCGGCCAGCAGTGATACCACCGTCATCTTCGATGATTTCCTCGAGCGCCTGGATCTTGGCTTCGGAAGTCCCTGCCCTCACTTCGAGCCCGCTGACCCGCTGCGCTGTCACCTGATCGCTTTCCGCCGAGACCCGCGCCAGCTCAGTGATACTGGCCTGAAGAGTCTCGTCACCCTGGGTGATCTGGGCCGCAAGCCCATCAAGGCGCTGCGCCTGGGAACTCAGCTCATCGGTATGCACCGTCAGTTTGCTTTCTGCATTGGCAAGTCGCACGCCTTGGGCATCCACTTCCTGCTTGGTCGCCTTCTGGGCCAGCACCCCTTTTGTCGCATCAAGCTCTTGACCGATCTGGGTAACCCGCTGCTGTTCGCCTGTGAACTCCCCCCGGGTGACGGTTTGGCTCAGGCTGGCGTCCAAGCCGTTGATGCGCTGCTCTGCCTCAGTAATCCGCGACCCCTGACTGTCAACGGTGACATTGTCTGCCTTGCTGGTGATCTGGCCAGTGACGGCATCAAGCTCCTGCTGAACTTCAGTAATGGAAGTGTGAAGCTCCTCTCGCACCGCATTGACCGCATCCATGGTGATGCTGCCGTTTTCTGGATCCACGACAAACACAGCATCGCGGAACGAGTCGAAATCACCCTTGTACTTATCGAGCTTCGCATTCAAGCGATCCTGCACTAGGCCGATCTCAATGCTCGACATCCCCAGTTGCTGCTGGGCATCATCCAGCAGCTCTTGAGCTACCTTCTGGCGCTCATCCAGCCCGGCCAACTCCTGCTCAATACTGGGGATCTTGTCCTCGATGGCAGCGACCTTGGGACGAATGACCTCGATTTCATCGACCTTTGGCTTCAGGATCGTAATATCCAACTGCAGTTGGGGGACTTGCTCTATTGGCTGCAGCAGCGCCTGGGCCAGGTGGCTCTCCTCTATCTTCCCCTGCAGTTCGTCGAGAATGTCCTGCACATCCCGGCTGGTTTCAGCCTCGACTCCCTGCATACCCTGGAAGGGGCCCTTGTCATCCTTGCCGTTGACAAAGCGCACCCAGTAGTAAAATTTGGCGCCCTTGCCAATGGCGTCAGAGAAGAGATTGGCCGAAGAGGTCCCCACCAGGGTGGCCTCGGCTTGGTTGTCACTCTCAGCTCGCCATATCTCGGCGTGAGCATGCCCCCGGTACTGCGGCGGATCCCACTCCACTAGGACCGTATGAAATGCGCCATTGGCGATCACGTTGACCGGGGCGTGGGGAAACTCCATCTGGCCCGGAGGGAAAAGATCTGGGTTCTTTCCGGGAACATAAATTCCGCCAGCACCAGAGCGCAGCGTAGACAACCCCAATGCCGCCAGCTCCCGGAACGTGACTGCCTTATCAAGGCGATCGCCACGCTGCCCAGTGAGCAGCTCTACGTTCTCGGCTGTTGCGGCCTGGTCACGGCCGGCGCGATATGCGGGTTTCTTGGCCATCAGTTCACCATCTCCGCCATGCTGCTCGCGAGAGTGATGCGGCTCACCACCGAGGTACCAAAGACCTCTATCTGCCAGAACCGGCCACGCACAGGGGGCAACCTGAACGCCCCGGGCACCAGGTTGCCAGGGGACAGCTCCATCACCTGCTCCCCGTCAACGAACAACTTGATCCCGACCAGGCCAACATCCTGAGCCAACACCCGGCAGCAGCTGAAAGACGAACCCTCTGGCTCCATAAATGGCTTGGACCGCCAGACGAACTGACCATTGCTGGCGCTTCCACCGCGCCAAATCTGCAAGCTGCGCCCCTTGGCAATGTAGAGGGAATCGCTCTCCATATCGGAGACAGCTGCATCCCACCGGTTAGTCAGCTCACGCAAGTCGCCACTTTTCGGGTCAAAGATGAATGCGTGGGTGTCGGTCATGGCCACATATTTGCCCTCGTGGTGCCATGCCCGCATGGTTTCTGGCTTCATTGCCCGCCACTGGCTTCGGGTGATGATCCCCTCGGTGACCACCTGACCACCGTTGGCACCGATGCCGACCAACCCGTCCGGGGAGGCATAGAGCACAACGCCATCCATAGCCACCATAGAGCGACCGCTGATACAGGCTTGCGGCAGGTGGCTCAACTTCTGGGTGGTCACCGATGCCGGGCTCACACCCTGGGCCAGGTAGGGGTACCCCTTGGTCCCAATCACCAAGGTGGTGTCGATGGCAGCGATCGCCACAATGTCGTGCTCAGTGGTCAGCCGGTACTTCTCCGGCCAGGCATAGGGAAGGTAGGGCTCGCACAGGTAGAGGGAGTTGCCAGCAAACCCCGCACACATGCCATTCGCCATTTGACACATGCCGCGCATGCCATCAGGCGGCATGGTGTAGTCGTAGGTCTCCAGAACGGCTCCCAGCTCCCCATCTACCCGGGTATCGACAAACGACGCTTGAGCGATCGGCAGCTCGGCAACCAGCAGGTAATCAGCAAGGCCACCACCGGATACTGACCGGTAGATGCGGCGCTTGGTGATGTTGCTGTTCTGGGAGGTGGGAGGAGTCAACATCAAGGCCACCGACGACCCCGGGATTGGGATGTCAACCTTGCCGCTGGCCGGGCCAGGGGGGCCTTCCTCCCCCATCGCAGTGACAAAGGTATCCACGTAGAAGCGGGTTTCGTCATCGGTCAGCTCATCATCCACTCCACCAACAGGCGGAGTGATGGCACCAATCCCGACCGGAACACCAGGGGCTGGAATGCCTAATCGATACCACGCCGTCGGCTTGTTGCTGCCGCCAGTGGCGATCTGGGCATGAGTCACCTTGGGATATTCGCCGTCCGTGTAGTAAACCCGGCCATACGGGTCCTGAGCTATCGGGGAGCGGATGGCCTCCACCACCTTGTTCCAGGCGAACCAGTGCTGGCCATAGTGAAAAAGGGTGGTAGGCACGATGGGCAATTCCACACCAGCACTGGCGTCATCCTCCAGAGGCGAGATGACGCCATGGTCAAAATGGCAGTCGCGAGCAATCACCGCGACCTCATCAGACAAAAGATGGGGCTCCACGCGCGGCATAGTCCCTCGCATGGTGACGATATCGAGTATGGGCATGGGGATCTCAGAGAGGCAGAAACGAAAAAGCCCCGCTCGAGAGAGCAGGGCCATGATGGGTAAATCCTAACGCCGGGAGCGCCAGGAGGCAAGGCTCACATACTGGCGGGATCTGATGCCCAGACATATTGGGGAGTTTCGACAACCACGGTCACCGGCGCCAGGGCTGCGGCCATTGCAGGGTCTTGGGTTCTGACGTTGGCGTGATAGCCGGGTACGGCCTCCCGCACCTCCAGCTCGATGCCATCGACGGTCTGCACCGCGCCAGTGGGGCGGGTGACCATGCCGGGCGGCAGCAGTTGCAACGAGGCGGTGGGGTGATAGAGCGCACGGGTCTCGCTGTCCTCGATAAAACCAGCCGCCAGCAGCGCTTCGGTCATAGCGGCCTTATCGGCCGCCTTTAGGTTGAGGTCGATGAAATCGGTCATGCTACCGCCTTGAGTTGATCGTCTGTGAGTGCCCGGTGCCAGATGCGCAGATTGCGAAGGTGACCATACATCGAGGCGGCTGCACCTGGGCCTGCTCCTAAGGTGATGTTTGCTGTTACCCCGGGAGGGCCGCTTGGTGTAGAGGTCACTATGTTTTTACCTGTCAGCTTCAGCGCATGTCTGGTCGGAGTCGTAGAGGCCACAGCCAATGAACCAGGGCCAAGCGAAGGGTTCGCCACTTTTAAAGGGTATGTGCTAGTGTAAGACTCAAAATCGCCCGTATTGGCTATTTGAAGGATATACCTTGGCACTGCAGGGGAAGCGTACTCGATGAGCCTGTGAGACGCTAGCGGGAACAATCCAGCTATGTCGTAATTGAGGGCCACTGTCATGTTTGTCAGTGGCATGTTTAAAGCCCACGGAATGGTGACGATATCAGCAGCCCGAGTGACCGCTGCTCCAGCTGTCGGAATGTAGGAGCTAGCGAACGGAAGGGCTTCAAGTTGAGGCATTCCAATATAGAAATCGCCAGCGGCATTTAGCCTCCATTCCGCGTTGAGTATCCCGCCAGCCTTCCCTGCGGGTAGAGTAAGCTGATAAATGTACCCATCTAGAAACGGAATGCTTTTTGCTGAGGTAATACTGATAATCTCTGTTATCGTGCCAGTAGCGGGAGCGATTACGGCTTGCGCACCCATCCCCCAAGCTGCGCCGCCGTTCTCCAGTAAAAACTTTAATGATTGAGAGTTTTTGGATAGGTAAAACGATACTGTGTGAACCCCACCTGCCGGGGAAGTATAGGTTTGACGCACCCCACCGTTAACCGAGGTGGCCGTCACTTTACAAGTAACCAATCCCCCTTGAACCGCCTGCATCTCTCTTGTTGACACAGGTCCAGCTGGCGGGTTTGGCCAAACAGCGACATTTTCAGAGTTCAAAAAGAGGTTCGTACTCTGCCCCTCAACTAGCAGACCCTCTTTCTCAAAGCGCGGCTCATTCACGGCTGCGGTTTTAAGCTGGCCGTCTTTTCCGATGTAGGTCGCCGTTGAGTTGCGGGAAAAGTTGACCATCCGCGCCACAACATCCTCACCCACTTTGACCTCGCGACCGTAGCCGGTGATAAGGCGCAGGCTGTCAGAGAGCGGCGCCCACACATCCGGCAGCGGGAGGGCCGACGCTACGACAATATCGCCAGCCAGGGCCGCGCTTGCTGCTGCCTTGTCCGCCTCCGTCTTGGCGCGGGCAGCCTGGCCCTCCCCTTCGCTGGTCACACGCTTCCACGGGATCAGTGTTTGCTTGGTTCCATCCGGCGCAGTCACCTCAACAGTGGTGGCAGTGCTCGTCAGCAGCGCCTGGAAGGCATCGCTCTGCTGCTGATAGGCGCTCAGGGTGGCCGTCAGGCGACGGGCGAACTCCGGAACGGAATCCGAAAAGGTCGTGATGATCTCGTAGGCTTTGCCTGTGGCAGTAACGCCACGATAGGCCTGCACCAGATACAGCTCCGTGTTGGACACCACGTAGTCCACCTCGTAGAAATCCACCGAGGTGCCACTGGTGATACAAAAAAGGTGGCCCTTGGCCACCCCGTTCTTGGTGTCTGCGAAGGTGGTCCCGGTACCGGTCACCTTCTTGTTGCCATTGGTGACAGCCACCGTACCGTCACGCTTCCACACTCCAGCCATGCTACCCCCTTACTGCCCGGTCACGCGGGAGAAGCCTTCGGTCTTGCGCTGCTCCAAGTTGGCGTCAACCTGGGTCTTTTCACCCAGCTGCTGCAGGTAGGCGTTGTAGTGGCCGACAGCCCGATTGGAGTTGGCGCTGTATTCGGAGTCCTTCGAGAAGGCCCGGTACATGATGAAGTCGATAAGCGGGTTGATGTAGATGTCATCCAGATCGGCCAGCGCCGGCGTGCCCACGTTTTCCACGTCCGTCAGCACCTTGGATTGCGGCGCCACGGAGTAGATGACATCCACCTTCACTGCTGCGGCGGGGCCCGGGTAGAGATAGAAGTTCTTGGGATCCCGATCGTCGTAGGTGTATGCCGCCACAGTGGTGCCATCCTTGCCCGCATGCCAATCCGGATAACTGTCATCCAGCGCACGGCGTGGCACGAAGCGGATCACTTTGCCGTCGGCATTGCGCAGCACCTCGATCAGCCGCAAGGCATCTGCTGGCAGAGTCTGCTTAGTACCAGCGGCGCAGTTGAACTGGACGTTCTTGGTGTGGGCGTCAGGACGCATCAACACGATCGCCTTGGCGGCATCGTTGTAGTAGTCCAACAGCTCCTGCTTGGGCCAGCGAACCCAAGTGCGATCGTTGAGCAGGGTATTTACCCGCTTCAGGATCGAGTCAACGGTAACGGTTGCCATGTGTGGAGTCCTTTAGAAAAAAGTGTGTTTGCGGGGCGGGTTGTGGAATTCGACCTGGGTCGGGGCGCTGTGCTCTTTGCGGAACCTGCCAGCGCGACGCCAACCTTCAACAAACTCAGTCCGGTGGTATGCTGCCCGCCTAGGGTCAGACCAGGGGCGGTCTGGCTGGGCGTAGAGCAAAGCAGCGACGCCATGGGCAATGGCATCGGCGTGATCGTGGTGGAGCTGGGCTGGGAGCTCGGTGGCGTTCTTGGCCGGGGCAGCCACATACCAGATCCGCGCATCGCTGAGATCAGTCAGGATGCTCAGCTCATTGGCCGACATGGCGAAGTAGTCACGCCCACTGACAAATGGCGCGCCCCCTTCACCAGTCAGGTGCAGCACATTGCACGATGTCATCCCGCTGATGTTGCAGACCTCCACCAGGCTGCCGGCTGACGCGCTGGGCAGCAGTCGGTCAAGGGTCAGCAAGGCCGACTCCCGGCAGAACGTGATGGCCGCCTCTGTGACGGCCTCACTCAGCATGACTTCGAGCGGGCCGGTGATGTGCAGCCTGACAGTGGGCAGGAACTGCTCACGCGACACCATCTGCATGCTATTCCCCCTGCTCTGCCAGCTTGGCTTTCAGGGCATCACGCACGCGCGCCCGGTATTCGGGCACCTTCTCTTGCGGGCCCTGCGGCTCGATATCCAGATCTTCCCCTTCCACCAGGGTGGCCAGTTGGGCAGAGGTCATCTTGGCCAGATCACGCTCACCGACCACCATGCTCTGCTCTTCCGCCAGGCGGGCCTGCTCGGCGGCGAGGCGCTCCTTCTCTTTGGCGGCAGCCTGGGCAGTGGTCTCCTGCCGCTCCAGCTCGCCAGCCAGTGCCTCATGGCGGATCCAGACGGTCGGGAACTCCAGCAATTGCATGGCGATGTGACTCTCCACATCCACTGCGGTATGGCGCGGGAAGACCAGGCGGCTGCCGGTGACCGTGTCTTTCTTGCTCGGCTTGTCGCCGATGTAAACCACGGCAATCTTGTCGCTCATGGCGATGACTCCTATTCAGAAACGAAAAAGCCCGGCACAGGGCCGGGCGGACAGTGATCGGCAGCCTTACAGGTTGCCGACTACCTCGTAATGCAGCTTGAGCTTGACCGTGCCAGTTGCCGCGCCGCCGCCAACCGTGAGGGTGAGCTCCTGGTCAGGCTCGGTCATCAGGTCATCGACCGGGTAATACTTTGCCACCGCCCCCACCGTACTCTCGGCGTTGATGATGGTGGTCGTGCCGATCTTGGCTGTGATGGTGGTACTCGCGCCCAGCGCAGTGCTGAACATCGTCACACCCACCACTTTCAGGTTGGGCTCCACCTTGTCGCCGTATGCGACAATATCGCCAGCGGGTACGGCAGCCAGCTTGGCTACCAGGGTCGGGGAGATAGAGAGGTTGCCGAACGCGCCGACAAACCAGCGGTACGCTCGGGCGAGCAGGGTAATCTTGGCCATGATATGGCTCCTTGTCTGGTCAGATATCAACAGGAGGGGGCATCGCCCCCTTGCTCTGGTGGGTGGATTAGCGGCCGACGGCGCTGACGGCGGTATCCAACACCATGCAGCCATGGTCCTGAATGTTGCCGTTGCGCTGCTTGAAGCGGATCTTCTGCAGACCGGAGACCCAGCTGATGGAGATCTCGGTGCTGTTGCCGTGGTCGGTCTTCTCTTCGTGCATGCCGAAAGAGCCGCCCTGCTCGCCAGAGCCAAAGGCATTGGCCAGCGCCTGGCCGCCCAGCAACACGGCACGGTCGATCAGGGTGCCCGCAACCTTGTCCACTTCCGCACCGGTCGTGGAGTTGGCCGCACACACCTTGACGATGCTGCCCTGGTTGAAGCGGATCGGCATGCCCTTGTAGGGCTTGACCAGAATGCCGCGCCACATCGCCCCTTCCCCACGGAAGATGGGGTGATTCCAGCCCTTACTGCGCTCCATCGCGGAAGCCAGCATTGCCTGCCAGTCCTTGCCGGAGCTGGAGGTGTAGAAGTCGTGCCACTGGCGCGGGGTCACGTAGAGCACGTAGAGCGGCTCACCACCGGACGGGTCCGCCACCATGCGGATCGGCTGGATAGGGTTGGCCATCTCGGACAGATAGAGCGCCATGTTGTCCACGCAGCCGAGGTTGAAGCGATCCGCTGCATCGAGGGCTTCGAAACTGGTCGCATCACCACCGAAGAAGTGGCGCTCGTAGGTCGGTGCGGTCAGCTCGTTGATCATGATGTCGGCAAACTCGGGGTCATCCGCCAGCGGCAGGATGATATCGGTGGCAGAGTAATCCCCGCGAGCACCGGCCAGCTGAGCAAAGCCACGCTGGTCAACCAGGCGACCGTAGTAGCCATCGCCCAACAGCACACGTGCAGTCTTGATCAGGTCGTGCTTGGTGCGCTTCTGGCTCATCTTGCCGCCCGCGTCCACACCGTGGCGGGTCTGGTTGATCTTCAGCGAGAAGTCCGCGAAGGACATGCTCTCGAGGCGCCCTGCCAGCTTCTTGTCACCCATGGTCGGGCGGCCAGACAGTTGGTGGAACAGCTGCATGTCCACTTCATCCCCGGCGCCTTTACCGAGGTCGGTGATGCGCACCACGGGGGCGCCGGCGCTGGTCTGTTTGCCGCCGTTGACCTTGGCACCCTTGGGGGCCTCTTCGGTCAGCATGTTCACCAGCGAGTGAGAACGGTTGGCCGCCGTAAACAGTGCGGCCTGCAAAATCTTGTTGGCTTGCGCCGAGGTGACTTGGGTCATGATCCTCTCCTACATGAAAACAAAAACCCCGACACAGTGGTCGGGGTTGGCTTATTGAAATGGGTGGTGGGTTAGTACCCGGCCTGCTCCAGCAGCGCCTCCATTTGGGCGTCCGTCATGGCGCCCATCTCGCCGATAAGCTCGGTCTGAGACATGGAGCCAAAGCGCTCCACTCCAGTGGGAGCGGCATGATGGGTCTGGCCGAGTGCCGAAGGGCTGGACGGGATGAAATCAGCGGGCTTTTCTGCACCCTTGCCGGGTACCTTGGCGGGAGGGATGACCTCATCACCAAAGGCCAGCTTGGTGCGGCGCGCCGCCTCTGCGAATCGCTCATCCAGCGACTTGCCTTGCCACGCGGGATCAGCCTGGAGCTTCTCATCGACGATGATGGCGAAGTCGAAACGGTCCTGGTCCTTTTCCCGCCAGCTCACCAGATCAGGTACCGCCTGCAGTGCGGCCTGTACCGGGTTGAGGGTGGGTTGAACCTGCTGCGGGGCGACCTGGGGCTCCAGCTTTTGGAGCTTGCGGGCAATGGCGGCGATGGACTTGCCGAGATCCGGGTAGTCCTGCGCCAACTGCTCGAGCTCCTCCTGGCTGATATCGTCAGGGTCAACATCGGGGTTGATCCCGTGCTTCTCCATCAGCGCCTGCAGCTTGTCCCGCTCGGCTTGGGCCTGCTGCGACTGAGCCAGCTGCTCACGCAGTTGCTTGGCTTCATTGCGCGCCTGCTCCAGCACTTCATACGGGATGGTGTGTTGACCGCTCTTGGCCAGGATCACCTTCTCAGGCTCCGCGACCCCTTCACCGCCCTGCTCGGTGCTGCCCTGTTCGTTACCGGCTGCCACCTCGCCCGCCGACGGCGCGGGTTGTACGTCCGTTTGCTCGGTGCCAGTGCCATCATCCAGCTCGCTATCGGGCTCACGCTCGATCGCTTCCAGCATGGCTTCCAGTTCGTCCAGGCTCTCAGTGCCGTTCAGGTTGTCGATGTTCTTATCCATGGTTGTCCTCGTGGGTTTTCAGTGGGTGGTATCGCTGCCCAAGCGGGGGAAGGCTCTCGGTGAAAGCCCTCCCCGGCTGGAGCTGGGCACAAAAAAGCCCGCACAAGGCGGGCAAGGTCTGTCGTCTATCGCTAGGGATTCACTTCAACTCAAAATCTCTCGGAGAGTCGCGCCTCTCGTCCAGAGAGGTACTGTTTCTTTGCGCTCTCGACAGCGACCTGGTGCTGCTGTTCATTCTCGCCAACAGAGCAAACCACTATCTCGCCCTCTGCAACTGCAATCCTTGTTGAGATAATCGGTGGTGTTGCGCCACCGACTCGCGGCCCGCTCATTTCTTCAAGGTGGCACTTGAGCCGCCAGCCTTCCAGCTTCCACAGCTCTTGGCGGGCCTTGGCTTCGGCATCCTTGATGGCGTACTTGGCGCCAAGATCTGCATTGAAGTTGGCCGGGTCGGCGCAGGCGGTCATGCCGATGGCAAGGGTGAAGCCGTTGGCAGCAATGGCGGTGGCCAGCGTGGTGGTGGTGCCGGTGACAACCTGCACCTCATAGCGAACACCACTCATCAGAGCGTCAATCTGGTCAGGGGTGACGCGCGGCGCGGTCAGTCCGAGAGTCTGGATCTCGCGCTCCATCTCGGCATCTTCTTCACTGGCGCACACGGCCGGTTCTTCGATCATGAGGTATCCACCCTCAAACACATCTTTCGGGCTGAATGACACATAGTCGTTCTCATAGAGCACGATGTAGTCACCAATGCTGGGGGTAAAGCGGGCAACCATGTCAGGGGTAACCATGTAGGGAATGGTGATATCGGCATTGAGGGGGCTGGAGATGTCGATCATGAAGCTGCCATGATCATCACACGGATGAATCTCGGAGATTACTGCCGCATGAACCTTCTTGTGCGACTGGAACTCGGCCATCGCGTTACGGATGAGGATAATGCCACCATCTTCACTGAGGGCTGCTTCAAGTACACCTTTCAACTCAACCTTGTCGGTCATGTCCAGCTCCAAATAAAAAACCCGGCACAATGGCCGGGTCTGGAAATGAAAAAGGCCCAATCTCGAGAGACTGGGCCATGTTGGGGAAATCGTAACGCTGGCAGGTCAGGAAAGCAACTATCAGAGCGCGATGGCGTCGATCTGCTGTTGGATGGTGTCCAACAGCTGGGCCTGCAGCAAAGCCTGCTCACCCTGGATGCTCTGCTGCTCTGCGGCCAGCCGCTCCATCTCCTGCAATGTCTTGCCTGTCTGGGCCTGCTTGAGGGCATCCTCGAACCGGATGGAGTCGGTCAGCTTGGCGATGCGCTGGGCCTCTGCCTGCCACTTGGCGGCCTTGCCCTCCAGCTCGGCCAGCTTGGCCTGCATCTCGCGCATGGCAAGCTCCTGCTGCATCTGGGCCTGCTGGGCTTGCTGCTCGGCGGCTGCGCGCTCCTCCTCGTTCATCTCGTCCGGGTCTTTCGGGATGTTCAGGGCATTGCGGATCCGCTCCACAAACTCGGCCTTGCGCGGTACATCCATCAGCTCGACCAGCAGGTCAAAGCAAGCGCCGGCAGCCTCGGGCGGGAGTTGTGACATGGCCTGGGTCATCCGCTCAGCCAACTGCTGCTTATAGGCGGCGGTTTGCTGGATCGGCGCCAGTGCGATATGGGCCCGCAGCCGGGTCACATCATTGGTGAGCTTGCCATCCTCCTGCTCCACATTGACCACCACGGCCTTGCGGCGGCGGGGGTCATCCCGGTTCACTGTCACCTTGTAGTTGCGCTTGCTGGCCATGTCTTCCAGCAGGTATGCCAGTGCCAACTGCCCCACTTGCTGGCAGCCCATCCGGTAGTTGTCGTTGATCTCGGAAAGCGTGGTTGCCCCCTGCTCCACCAGGTTGCTGATGGCCACACCAGATTGTCCGGTGGAGCCCTGGCCCAGGAAGGCGGCATAAACCCCCATGGTGTCCTGGATCAGCTTCACCGAGTCCTGCATCACCTGAAACTGCTGGGCCGCCACGTTGAAGTCCTGCTCTACCTTGAAGGCATCGCTCACGCTGGTCTTGTTGGCTCGGTCAGGGTTGAGCTCGATATAGCCATCGGGGCGCTCGACTTGCTCCAGCACCTGATCCCGGCTCATGTTGGTGGCGTCCTTGTCCATGATGACGCGCTTGGCCTGCAGCAGGAAGGTGAGCTTGATACGCCGCAGGTTCACCTCGTCCTGCGCCGGCATGGCTCGAGCAATCAGCCCATAGGGTTCGCCGGTGCGGTCTTTGCGATACCCCCAGAACGGCACCAGCGGGTACATGTTGTGGGGAGCAGAGCAGGGTCGATCAACCAGATGATGAGGGCCGACGAACCAGGATTCCCGGATCACGGCCACCGGGCAGCGTTCCAGCTTGGCGCGCCCCATGGCCACAGCAGCGAGATGCAGTTGATTGGTCTTGTCGTATTCCAACGCCCGGCCTGAGTCGAGCTTCAGCACCTGACGCATGGTGTAGGTGCGGTAGTAGACCACTTGCAGCAGCACCCGGTCCCGCTCCCGGCTGCACCACTCTATCTCCTTGCCGCTGAACTGACTCCACTCGTCATAGGCACTGACTAGGTTGGGATCCATCCCCTCGATGGCGGTCAGGCTTACCATCCCCTCCCAGTCGTTGACGCCCCACTGCAGCGCCTGTGCCTTGCTCGGGAACATGGTCTTGGCCTCATCCAGATCGACCCAGCGGCGGCGCATCAACCAGCGGCAGTCGCTTAGGTCCGGCTCCCTGCTGTGCCAGTCCCAATAAACCTCGTCTCGGTGGACGTTGCTGAACTTGTAGCGCGGGCCGAACGGGTCATCGCGGCGGCATACCTCAACCCAGCCCACACCGGTCTTTATCTGGCCGCCATACGCCTCGCCTCGGGCGCGGTCCAGTCCACCCAGGCGGCACATATCGGCATATTCAGCGTTGACGGCCTCCGCCAGCTGCTCCAGCTCGTCGTCGTGGTCATCGGCGATCACCATCAGATCGGTGCGGCTCTTGGCCTCCATCCCCAGCACGCCGTCGATAGTCGGGGCGATGAGGTTGTGGATCGTGATGGGCTGCCCGCGTTCATCGAGTGCCTTTTTTACCGCAGGTGGCAGTTGGTCGTTGTCGTAGTAAGCGCAAGCTCGATTGGCAAGGCTTCGCCAGTCCGGCTGGCCGTTGATATCGCTCATCAGTTTGAGCAGGCGCGGGGTATCGAGGCCGCCTTTTTCAGGGGCCTTGGGTTGGGCGTTGATCATCAGTTGGCCATCCAGTGCTTGGGTTTGCGGAAGGATTCAGGTTTGACGATGCGGGCCGGCATCCGGGCACGCATCTCTTGGGCAATCATGTAGCTCATGAGCTGGTCGTCGTAGCAGCCGTCCTGGGCGTTCATGCTGCCGCTCTTGTCGTAGACGTAGGTGGTGGCTTCGGAAATGGTACCGATCCAGCGGATCCCGGACTGCCCGGCACGCAGCAGGGCCTTGAGGCCATCAACCAGGATCGGCTTGGACTGCCGGGTGGTGAGCCAGCCAAGGCGTGGCGTCTCGTCGTCGCGGTCCCGGTCGATGTGCTCCTGGGTGTAGATGCGTCGGGTCGGGTAGATTTCACGGAGCTTGAGCAGCACAGCGTGGCCGTGGTTGTTGCGCTCCGGGCCGATGTAGGCCGGGCCATGCTCTGCGGTGCCGTAGAACCTGCCAACGTGGGCAAGCAGTTGGGCAAACAGCCCCGGGTCGAGATGGCCGAACCAGTGGGCCACCTGACGGCCGTCGCTCTTGGCCGTGACATCCAGGCTTGAACGATCGCCGTGCTCTAGCCCTTCCGCCACGTCGGCGCCGATGGCGTAATCCTCGTCGGGGTCTGGCAGCTCCCAGACCAGCAGCATGTTCTCGAGGGAGCGCTGGCCACGCTCGTCCAGCTTCTCAGGCTTGCGAGCCTTCTCCCGCTTGCCGGTCACCGGGTCGATGTCGTAGACGATGAGCGGGGCCATGCAATCGCCCTCGGCATCCATGGTATGGATGGGGTCGAACACCCGGCGCCCAGAGGTCAGGAAGGCCTCCAGTGGCGTGCTGGGGAACTCCTGCTTCATCTCGGCGCCCAAGGTGGACTCTTTCAGCACGTACCATTGCCGCTGCTCATCGCTGATGGTGCAGCTCATCGCCTTCTCCACCGCGGAGAAGTATTCCGCCTGGGTTTTGCTCATGACCACACCGGATGCCGGCACGTCGGCGCGATACTTGGGGTCCTGCCACCAGGCGAAGAAGTGGAACTTCCAGTCGAGCTGACTGAGTTCACCGGATGCCCTGGCCAGCTCGAGGGACTTCATGCTCATAGCGTGGAAGTCGCCCCCTACCCCTTCGGCGGTGCTCTCGATGAAGGCCACAGCGCCAGGGTGGATTGCCTGCAGGGTGCCGGTTCGCACCTCCTTGGCCTTCTCGGGATACTTGGCGCAGATCTTCCCGTGTTCGGAGACATGCAGGCGCTGGACTGTACCGGACCGGAAGGAAGTGGCCACCTGGATGCTGGAGCCGTGCCGGAACAGGATGTGGCCGCCATTCGCCCCGCCGCGCCGGGTGACCACCTTGAACTGGGCCTTGAGCCAGCCCGGCAGGTTATCGAACGGGACTTCAATCTTGGTGCGGTAAATCTCGCCGGCGGCCGTCAGGTCCTGGGCGATGATCCCGCACTTGAGGTTCTTGTTGAACAGTGCCTCGTCCAGCAGGTAGATGTCGATGGCCGTGGAGAAACCCAGCTGACGCGCCTTGAGGATGATGTTCAGGTACCACATGGTCCGGAACAGCAGCTCCTGTGCCGGGCGCAGCCGGAAGCGAACTAGCTGGCCCTGCTCGTTCTCGATCATGTAGAGGTTGTTCATCCGCCACCACTTATCGCTGAGCTTCGAGCGGATGTAGGCCATCTGCGCCTGCTCAGTCATGGCGGAGGTATCGATGGCGTCACTCACGACATCAGCCCCCCGGTCCCCATGCCCTGCAACTCAGTCACCATCTCACTGACCGGCGTGGACTCGCTGCCGCCATCCTTCTCGAGGCGATCTGCTTCGGCGGTCAGCTTGCGGGCCGCAGCCCGGATCCGGCGAGTGTCCTCCTCAATCTTCGGCACGCTCACCTCGTCGATGCGAAGGGCGCTAAGGGTCCGCTCGATGGACTCAATCCGCTGGATGTTGCGGTCGAGGGCCTGCTCGGCCTTCAGGATCTTGTCGTAGAGCGCGATCCTGTCGGTCATCTCGCTGGCCGTGACCAAGTCCTGCTGCAGCCCCTTGAGCAGCTTGGTGACGGAGATGACGCGAGCCCGGGTGAAGTCCAGCTCGTCGCGCAGTTGCAGCTCGCGAGCCTGGTCGAACAGCTCCTCGGCATCGAGGAACTTGGCATAGCCGCCGTGGGTCAGTGCCGGGCGGTCGCCGGGCTTCCATTTCGTGACAGGATTGGGGTTGCCAGGGTTGCCTTCGGTGAAGCGGCCGCTGCTGTCCCGGCCGTTTGTTTTCGGGTTCTGGGCTGAGTCTGCCGGGGTGCGAGTGGATGCGGAGGACTTCTCCCCTTCTCGCTCTCCCCCTTTGGCCTTGGCCTCATTCCCCTTGGTTTGCGCACTTTGCGCAGATTGCGCAGTTTTGCGCACTTCGGAATGCGCAGATTGCGCAGCTACGCGAGATTTGTCAGGTTGCGCAGGGGATTGCCCCCGAGATTTCAAATAGCGACGCGCCGAGTTGTAGTTCAGGCCGCGGCTGTCACACCAGTCTTTCGCACTGATGCCTGTCGCTTCATGCTCCTGCAGGAACTCTGCATTGAGCTGTGCCCAGTCGGTCTTTGCCATTTAGATGGATAGCTCGCCTTCGACGATGGCATCACCAGGTACAGGCTCATGGGTAGCCGGTACTACGACGGAGACGCCAGTATTCAGGGTGACCAGGGCCTGACTCCCGTCATACTCCCTCACCTGAGTAACAACCCCGGTCACGGTAATGCCATTAACCACCGCATCGCTCCAGTGCATCGAGATAGTCCAGTAGGTCGGCTGTGGATTCCCCAGAAAGACAAACCCCGCCATTAGCGGCGGGGTTCCATGTCAGCCTGGGTGTGGGTGGCGGGCAGTTCGCTGTGTGGCTTGGAGCTGTCTGACAACTGGCCAGAAGCAGCACCGAAACGCTCAGCAAAACGCCCCTGTGGGTCCGCATGATTCTTGTCATGGCTTTCCTGCACCTCCCTTGCCCTCTCCCGCTTAAGCCAACGGCCCAGAAGGGCCGTTAGAATGTCGAGCAGTTGGAGCAAGCTGTTCATGTTATTGCTTCCTGGCTTTCTCAGCCGGCAGGTTCATAGCCAGCTTGTCCAGCACCTTGGTCAGGCCAACCAAGAAGGCCTGCACCTTCCCGATCACCTCATCGTCCCGGGTGGACGGGGTGACAGCCGCGATCTTGGCCAGCCCCTGCACCACCATGGACGCGCCGCCCACTACAGCCATCAGGATGACAATCCAGTTGATGACCACCTCAACGATGTGTTCCATCGCACTCTCCTCTGCTGTTACCGGTTACCCGGCGATATTGGCAAGGCTTGCGCCTATGCCTCGGACTTCGAGAACTCTGCCGCAGCCATCACAGGCAATTCCCCTACAGGCTTCGGCTCACCGGCGGGCCAGCGGTATGCGGTTACCCGGGAGCGAGGGAACGCCTTCACGTTCACCGCGTCAGCTTGGTTGCCGCCCAATACCAGCAGATTGCCTACCTTGTCCTGCCCCACTACGAACCCAACGTGTCCGCCACCATCCCGGGAGAACACCACTACGCAGCCTGCCGCCGGCTTTTCCAGCTTCTCCCCCCAAGAGGCATAGGAACGCGCACCCTCGAACCGGGTGGACTGAATACCGACCCGCTCTAGGCACGCTCCAACAAAGGCGGCACACCACGGGGTTTCATCATCACGGATGCCACCCCGCTTGATGGCCTTCCACATCGCCACGATCTCGGGGTTGTGTTGGGGCCCCTTAATCTCCGTCAACCCGATATGCCTACGGGCTTCATCTACCCAGCGCATTTTCACCATCACTCCCTCCCTCCCATCCAGCCGGTTGCCCGGCGTTCGTACAGCTCCAGTGCTTTCGACCCCATCAAGCCAGCCAGGCCAGCCATGAAGCCGCACAACGGGAGCGGGGCTGCGATGTACCAGCTCAGCAGCATGGTCAACATCCCGGCGAACCCTGACACCACCACCTGCAGCAGCGCCTCGGCCCATCGGAACTGCCTTCCCTCGCGTTTCACCGTCTGTATGTAGGTCACAAGCCCTCCCCATACGCTCAGCCCGCCGAATGCCAGATAGGCGAGCACGCTGTAGTTCTGTGGATCCTTGTCAGGCGTCATCGCCCCTCCAGAAACGACAAAGCCCGCACGAGGCGGGCCAGAAATGAAAAAGGCCAGGGTCACGGGGACTCTGGCCATCTTTGAGCAATACTAACGCTGGGGCGGCGGGGATTCAACCAGTCAGAGATCACGCTTAGGGTATAGGGACAATCTTGAAGGGTTCTGGATTCATATCTGTTGTGAGGCCAAGTATCTTTAGCAACTGCCAATCACACTCAATAGCATTAAGCTCATCACCATTCAGGCCAGATGGGTATCGAAGCATTCTACAAATTCCCTCGTCACCAAAAATATCATCCACCTTCACAACCATCATCTGTGTAACACCGATGCCCTCGCCGATCCAGCCAAGCACCCCGACATTGAATAGATGCTGATAGTCGTGACCTTCTAAGTGTGCTGTTGCTCCACCCCATTGAACGCTGGCCCTGGACTTTTCGAAGCTCGAAGGGTAACCAGCAAGCACTAGCTCCAAGAAAAACTCTTGAGCCGGTGAGACCTGAAAATGTTGAAGGAGGTGACTATTCACCTAACTCTCCGGTACCGCTCTACCTGCTGCAGGAAGTAGGCCTGCATCTCCCCCTTGTAGTTCCCGGCCTCGCTCTCGGCTGGGATCTTGATCTCGGGGTTCCTTTCCTTCCACACCGCATAGGCAGCGGCCTTCTCTACCTCGACCTTCTCCTGCTCTTCTTTCGGCAGGGAGCACAGATTGAATGACATTGGCGACTCCACGCATAGGGCACCTGCCGATATTACCTGAATCCGGAGTCAATCGCTCCACAGTGATCTTCACCACGGGTATCGCTATACTGTATTTATATACAGCATTGAGAGCCAAAAACCATGTTTGCAGTTCCCGACCTCGACGCCCCGGCGTTGGAAATCCCGTTATTCCTCTCTCCTGCCGCCTGTGGCTTCCCGTCCCCCGCCCAGGACTATGTGGAACAGACCATCGACCTGAACCAGCTATGCATAGCGCACCCGGCCGCGACTTATTACGTTCGGGCAGCCGGGGACAGCATGGTAGAGCACGGGATCCACGATGGTGACATGCTGGTCGTAGACCGCAGCAGCAAGCCAGTGCATGGCAGTGTGGTTGTTGCGGCCGTAGATGGCGAGTTCACTGTGAAGCAACTCCAGCTCAGCCCCTCAGTCTGCCTCCTACCAGGGAACCCTGCCTATCGTCCCATCCACTTCAGTGACGGGCAGCACTTGGAGATCTTCGGTGTGGTTACCTTCGTCATCCACAAGATGCCCGCGCCATGAACAAGAGCTGCGCCGTGGCTCTGGTCGATGTGAACAACTTCTACGCCTCCTGCGAGCGGCTGTTCCGGCCTGATTTGAAGGGGCGGCCCATCGTCGTGCTCTCCAACAACGACGGCTGCGTGGTGGCCCGTTCGGCGGAGGCCAAGGCGCTCGGCATCAAGATGGGCGTGCCCTACTTCCAGATCCGCCAGTTCTTCGAGGCCATGGGCGGGGTATGGTTCAGCTCCAACTACGCCCTCTATGGCGACATGTCGAACCGGGTGATGACCATTCTGGAGGGGATGGCCCCGGCTGTGGAGGTCTACAGCATTGATGAAGCGTTCATCGAGCTCGGGGAATCTTGGGCTGGCGACCTGCTGGCCTATGGCCGCCAGATCCGCGAACGGGTGCAGCAGTGGACCGGTCTCACCGTCGGGGTGGGCATTGCGCCAACCAAGACCCTGGCCAAGCTGGCGAACTACGCCGCCAAGAAGTGGCCGGCCACCGGCGGAGTAGTAGACCTGCGTGATGAGGGGCGCCGCGCCAAGCTGATGACCATCACCCCGGTTGAAGAAGTCTGGGGGATCGGACGCAAGCTGACCGCCAAGCTCAACAAACAGGGCATCAACACAGTGGCTGATCTGGTGGGTGCAGACCCCAAGAGTCTGCGCCGACAGTATGGCGTCGTCGTCGAGCGCACTGTGCAGGAGCTGCGGGGGATCCCCTGTGCCGAGCTGGAGCAATTGGCCCAGGCCAAACAACAGGTCATCTGCAGCCGGAGCTTTGGTGAACGCATCACCGCGTTTGGCCCCATGCGGGAGGCGCTGGCCGGCTACATGGAGCGGGCCGCCGAGAAGCTGCGTGCAGAGGGGCAACGGTGCCGCCACATCACCCTCTTTATAAGGAGCAGCCCCTTCTCGGAGCGGGAGACCTACTACAGCAACCAGATATCGGCCAAGCTGCAGACAGCCACCTCAGACACCCGAGATCTACTTGCTCTGGTTGAACCGCTGCTGCGCCGTATCTGGCGGGATGATGTCCGCTATATGAAGGGGGGCGTCATGCTGGCTGACTTCAGCCCGGCCAGTATGCACCAGGGAGACCTGTTCGCTGACCGGCAGCAGGATCCCCGCAGCGAGGCACTGATGAAGGTGATTGACCAGATAAATCAGGGAAAATTGGGAAAGGTCTACTTTGCCGCCAGGGGCCGGGACGCCAGCGAGTGGATGATGAAACGAGAGCAGCTTAGCCCTCGCTACACCACCTGCATCAGCGATCTCCCGGCAGTAAAGGCATGAATATGAGCTCACTCAGAGATTGACAACTCATCATTACTAAATGTCACACCAATCTCATTAGTTCGTGATAGATGCGTCCATCTAGAAAGAACCTCGAGAACTGAGCTACCAGTCTCCAAAGCGACAACGTCAGCGGCTTCTAACCAAGCCAATGGGCCCACACCACAAATTGGGTATTTCAAACTCAATTCATCAATAAGACTACTAACTGAGACACCACTGATAACCTTTTGAGCTGACGCCATGGCAAACCCCATGTTAAGTGACAAAATTCAGCCATTAATCATAACAATAACTTAGCGAGTCAAATGAACCAATTTTTTTCATCAATACAGTGCAAAATGTTATCGCTGCTGCAAAAGTTAGTGAATCACAAGTCAAGAAGCAGAAGCAAGCCACAAGCAATTGAAAAAAAAAGGATTTTCTTTAATTCCCTCAATTTATCAACAAACGATTGCCGACTCAGTTGCCCCCCATGTATGATCTCTCGAATATCGTCGCGGCTGCATTACGTTATGGGGGTGGTATGAGCACATTCATGCCAGAAAAAGAGTTTATTGAAGTTCAGAGATTGACTTACGGCGTTACAGAAACGATTCTGGAGAGCCAGTTGCAACTCAGCAAGAGACTTGGGCTCGGAGTTGTGAATGAGCAGGCGATAGAGGACATTTCTGCATTCCGAAGAGCAGGGCATTTTGTCTATGACCCAGAGATGATCATGCCCGCCTATTGGACATCAGGTATTGGGCTGCCAGTCCGTCTGATCGTCTACTATGATCGCATGCCTGTGGCATATGCTGTGGGTGCTATGACGAATGACAGTATAGACATCAACTATTGGGAGATGAGTACCAAGGCTCCACAAGAGATTCATGTTCACTGGATTCCCATATTGACGGCCTCACTTGAGGACCTCTCTGTCTTCATGGAAAAGTTAAGCAGAAGTGAGATCTCTGTCGAGAAGTTCGCGTTTACATCACCAACCAGGTGTGACAGTATCTCATTTGAGTCAGCTGGCTTTACAGCGATTGACAACTACTGTAAGGGTATACCGGCTGTCGTAACTTACAGGAAGTAGGTTACAATTTGACCATGAATTAAAACCCATGTAGAATCTAGCGCCTCGCTTTTATTTTAAAAATGATTCATATCGTGCACCATCAGTTGCTGATAGGGTGTACACTTAACACACCATAGGTGTGGTTCAAATTGGAGTCTGCTATGGCAAATCGTGGAGAGCTCATGAAAGCACTGGAAGCTGTGATTTCTGAGTATGCTGAGGGCCGTGGTCCGTTAGTCAAGTTTGCAGAACAGAATGCAAAGTTGATAGAAATGGCCACTCAGAACAGCAACCTGTTCCGTTACTTAGGTGTCCCGGACCACGCCTGGCAAAAAACTGCATGCTAAATAGTATGTGACTGATAAAAGGGAGCATTTGCTCCCTTTTGTTTTTTCTCAATCCCCATACATTGTATGTAGCGTCAAGAGCCCCTTACTCCCCCTACTGCACATGGCACCAAACCAGCCCCCTCTGAACAGCGGGTTTCACTGCCGCCCACAACTCGCTAAGGCTCAAGCTTCCAAGTAGTTGCTCGATGACGCAGCACACCTTGCCCGAGTAGACTACAGCCAGGTTACACCGCAGCGAAGACGGGCTGCCTTGCCGCACTAACAGCTCAGCCCCCGCTACACCAACTGCATCAGCGAGCTCCCCGAGGTGAAGGCATAGCCTTGGAAAGGCGGGCCAGCTTTGAGTGCAGGACATTGAGCTTGAAAGATTGTGAACCTTGAGGCGGTTCGGGGTGGATGGCCAGGACCTTGATAAATACTCGCTTTGAGCTTCTCTTGCCCACCTCACGCTTGCAGCTTCTCGACTCCGCCTGCGTCTCCACATAGCGGAGTGACCGGAGATAAATGACGGCCTCCCGGGCCACCTCAGCAGATACAGCAAGCCGTTCGGCCACCTCGTGAAAGTCAAAGAAATCGCCGTGGAGCAGCCCCCAACCGGCGATCTGAAGAGCGAAAGGTTTCAGCTTACTTTCTTCCATCATCCTCATCCGTGAGCCAGTGCAGATACAACTCATAGCATCCCGGTGGGGGTTTTCTCAAGCCGCTCGCATCTCCCTCACCTGCCGGTCCATGACCTTGGCTAGATCTGACGCCTGGTGGATCACTTCATCAACAGCAAGATCTACACGCTGGCGCATCTCCTGCCCGAAGCGGCGCGCGACCATATCGGCATGGGGTACCACTCGCCCGGTGCCGTGGCACTTCGGGCAGTCGTCACCCTTGCGAGGGCGGATCCCGGTTCCCTTGCAGTGAGGACAGCGCCCTGACTGCATCATCTCGGCGACGCAGTGGTCGCGAGCCAACTGCAGGATCTCGTTCCGCTCGGCCAGAAGGCGCTGGTACTCGTGGTCATTGCCACCGCGGTGAGCTCGCTTGGCCTTCTCCATCACCACGGCGGCCCGGCGGCGCTCCTTGTCATAGTGCGGGTGAGACAGCACCAAGTGCTCCAGCTGCTCAGGCAGCGGGCGGCGCAGCAGGATTGCCATGGCCATACCACCGGCCTCGTCGCTGTCCAGCGTGGCGCTGAAGTGCGTCAGCAGCGACGCAAGGGCTTGTTCATCCCCCAGGTGATCAGCCATGAGGAACTGGAGTCCTTGCGGGTTGCTCTTTGCGGCCACCTGCAGGGCTCCCAGAAACTCCTCTCTCCCCAGGGCGCTGGAGCGACCAGACGAGGGTTCATGTAGTGCGCCTTTCGGTGAGAAAAGGCGCAGAGCCATTTCGATAGCGTGGGTCATGGTTTGGTCCTCTGGTCTGGGTCCTGATTGAAGGCGGCGAGCAGCCAGGCGCGCAACTGGCCGGATTTGATGTGTTCTGGGGTAACTTCCAGCACGGTCCACCCGAGCAAGGTGGCTTCGTTCATCTTGGCCCGGTCCTCTACGAACCCCCTCCCCCGGGTGTGCCGGCCGCCGGAGTGGATCCCGCCGTGGACCTCAATGGCGATCATGCGGGTGGGCCAGGCGTAGTCGAAGCGCCATTTGCGCTTGGGGTGAAACAACAGCTCGGTGGCGGGGTCAGGAAGGCCGACCAGCTGGGTCAGCACCTTGTCGTGCAGGGAAATGACCTGCTGGGCCTTGCGCACCTGGTTGACTGCACCTCTGACCTTCTGGCTACTACCCAGCAGCCGGTCCGCATCGAGGGCGGTAAGGTGGATCATGCCGCCCTCCCGATGGTGTTCTTGCGCAGTTCGGTGACGTCTCTGGCTACCTGCTCCAGCAGGGCCTCCTCGCTGCCGTGCTCCTGCTGCCAGGAACGCGGGGCGGCGTGGAACCCTGTGGGATAGCAGGCGCGGTGGTGCCGGGGGCAAAGCGGTAGCACCCGGGTGTGCTCGGCGCGCTGGGCCATGCCAGACCCAGAGCGAACGTGATGGATTTCCGCAGGGGTGGCGCCATGACCGGCATTCCGGCAGGCAATGCAACCCAGGGAGGCGACGTCGGAGAGATGCTGCTTGTCAGCCTTGGTCTTGCTCATGCTGCAGCCCTCCCGTAGGCCGCCACCCAGTCGAAACCTCGGCGGGATTCATCCCCGAACTTCACGCCCTGCTCAGCACCAAAGGCTTGGGCCAGCTCGATGAGGTCGCGCATCTCGCGCACGGTCATCTTGGAGGTGGACTTGCCCAGCACCACGAAGCCGTCCCCGTTGAGGTTCGGCACCACGTCCTGCTGGTACAGGGCGGCGCTGAGCACATGCTTCCAGTCCTCCTTGGCGAGCTTGCGGCCGTGCCAGACCACCTGCTCGGCGATGTCGGTGAGGCATGCCCAGAGCATTGAGTTCTGGGCCAGGGTCCGGGTCAGCTCCTTGATCTCGATGACCAGCGGCTTGTCCTGGTCAACCGGCAGGCTGGCGACCAGTTGGCTGGCCCGGGAGCGGATGTCGGGGCTTCGCAGGAAATACTTGGGGTAGCTCATGCCGCCACCTCACCGGTCAGGTTCAAGCACAGCTGGAGCTTCGCATGGATAGCTGCCTGCTCCTGGCTCAGAGCATGCTTCTCGATGCGGCGGCGGGCCAGGCCTTGCCCATGCATCGAGCCATTGGCAACGGACGCAGCCTCTCGCCTGGTGAAGTCGTGCTGCCAGTGGGTCAGCTCATGGGTTGTGCGGATCTGCTCGGCCATCCAGTTGAAAGCAAGGATGTAGAGCTCCTTGAACTTGGCTGCTTGAGGGCCAATGAATCCCATGACCAGAAAGATCATCCCATCCTTGGTCATCTGGTAGTACGGGAGTGGCTTGCCGTTCTGTAACTCACTGAAATCATGGCAAAGCGCAAAATTGCGCCCTGCAAAATCAGGTGAACATTCCAGGTTGCGAAGGGCTTTCAGAACGTCCTTGTGCCGCTTACCAAACAGCTCAGCAACCTGGCGGGAAGTCGTGAACACCTCCCCGTGCTGGGCAATCACCAGCTCACGGAATTGGGCCACTTGGGATTGTGTCAGGGTAGTCATGCCGCCACCGCCTTGGCTGCAACGGCCTCGGTGGTGGGGAACGGGGTCAGGTGGTAATGCCACACCTGCTTGCCGTCGATAGTCTGGTTGCTGGAGTGCTTCTCCCAGCCGTGGCAGCAGACTTCGCGCAGTCTGGCGCTGATGGCGGCCTGGGTGTCAGCGTGGCCGTAGCGGCTCCAGCACTCGCGCTCGATGTCGCGCAGGGTGCGGGCCTTGCCGTCGCTCATGATGGATATCACGCGCCCCAACTGGGTCGCGATGGATAGATCTCGGGTATGTGGTTTGGTCATGGTCTGGGTCCTTTGGTCAAACTGCCGGGTGGTCTAGGTCCGGCACTGGCAATGGTACGGGGCGCTACCCCCTGTGTCACTGGTTGGCAAGGCCCTCCCCTTCGAAGTTATCCACAGCCCCAAACGAAGCACCACACCGCAACACCAGCACTGGCGCGGCTCTCAGCCGTGCGGCTTCCTCCGCCACTCGCTCCGGCGTCGTGCTCTGCACCAGCCAATGCCCTGCGCCACGCCGCTGGTCGGTGTATCCCAGCGCATCGATCTCGTCGGCCACCTCGAGCTGCATCCGCTCCCCACACCAGCCCCGCACGGCGGGATAGATCACCACCCGGCAGAATTTCGCGGCCTTGACCGCGGCGATCACGTCAGGATTGAAAAAATCAGCCATCCCACCCCCCTTTCGCTGGCTTGGATTTGCTGCGTTCCACTTCTGCAGCATGTGCCATGCGCGCAACCTCTTGCTGGTCGATATTTGAGATCACCCCATCATGGAACTGGCAGTAAGCGGTTCCCGTCTTACCGCCTCGGTTGAGCCTGACCAGCAACTCCATGACTCCTGCCATCGGGGAAGCCTCGTTATAGACCTCATCGCGATAACAGCCGATCCACACATCGCAATCCTGCTCGATCTGGCCGGTGTCACGGCTGTCGCTGGGAACCGGGCGTTTGTCTGCACGCTGCTCCAGCCCTCGATTGAGCTGAGTCAGCAGGATCACCGGGCAACCCATCTCCTTGGCTAGCATCTTGAGCGCCTTGGTTATCGCGCCGTAAGCCAGATCGTTACGCTCAGCCTTGTCGGCAGTCATCAGCGTCAGGTAGTCAACAGCGATCAGCCCGAGCTGACCGAACTGTCGCTTCAGCCGGCGACTCTCACGCACCACCTGGTGCACAGTCAGCCCAGGCAGATCTGCGATATGGAGTTTGGAGTTACCAAGCTCTGCGGCAACAGCGTAGGCCTTGTCCATCTTGCACTGGTCAGACATTGATTTCAGATGCTTGCCGGAGACACCGGACGCTTGCGATACCATGACCTCGAACAGCTCACCCCGTGTCATCTCCAGCGAAAAACCAACCACAGGGAGCTTCTTGACCAGCGACGTGTGGTTACACAGACTCGCCATCAGCGTGGTCTTGCCCATCTTCGGTCGAGCGCCGATACACACCAGCGCCGTAGGGCTGATCCCACCTGGGTAGAGCAACTCATCCAAGGACGCGATCCCCGTGGCATAACCGGTCATCTCCCCTGGGCGGCGGCTTGCCCGGCGATCCAGCTCATCACACCAGTCCCGCACGATTTCGCTGGCGTGTACCGCAATCCCGGTCACACCCCCAGAGCGCTTGGCATCGACCTCAGACAACAGCGACCCCATCGCAGCGAACCGCTCATCGGTGTTGCTGAATCCAGGCTCCATCATCGCCGCGATACAGTCATGCAGCTTGGCAACAGCGAAGCGCCGCTCTGCAGCGCTACGCACCATCCCCCCATAGGTCACGATGTTCGCCGCGCTTGGGGTGTTCTTGGCGATCTCGACTAGGTAGGCAAACCCGCCGGCAACATCGAGCTCGCCGTCCTGCTCGATACGGTGCTGCACTGTCATGATGTCAACCGGCTGCTTAGCGGCGATCAGTTGGGAGATCGCCCCGAAAATGATCTGGTGCGGGCGACTGTAAAAATCGCGCTCAGACAGGCCCAAGTCGTGGAACGAGTCAGCCCGCAGCATCAGCCCGCCCAGCACAGACTGCTCTGCCTCGAAGTTGTGAGGGGGCACAAACCCCATTGCATCACTCGTCATTGAACCGCCCCTCCCGCACGCCCAGATAACACCTCTCGGTCACCAAAAAATCCAAGTTCTTCGGCTTCCAGGCCGACTCGCCATCGCGGCGCGGGCGGCTCTCGCACATCCAGCGGCAGTTCTTGGCGATGAAATCCAAGTAGGCGCGCCAGCGGGTCTCGTCGAACTTGAACTTGGTCCAGAAGTTCCTGATTTTGGTTTTGCGAGAATCGGTCAGCTCACGGATGGCTGGCATCTCCGGCAGGATGTCGTGATAGGCATCCAGGATCGCCTGGTATGGTGTATTTTTCACTGGTCGCTTTTCGGGGGTTGCTGCTGGGGGTTCAGCGCAAGCTGATGCCCCATCAGTAGTTGTCTTTACTGTCTTTTGAATAGTGTCTTTTGTGTGTCCCTGTTTCGGGGAAACTCGATTCCCTGTTTCGGGGAAATTTTTATACCCTGTTTCGGGTAGCTTTTCCCTGTTTCGGGGAGCGTCAAAGTCCCACTCAGAAAGTACCTTGTTGGGTCCTATTTTTCGCCCTTTGTTGACCAGTATTCCCATCTCCAATAATTGGTTTTTGGCGGTGCAAACTCGGGTCTCCGGCAAACCGGTCATCTCGGCTATCTGCCCATTGGTGATGCGATCATGGGTCTGGTTAAAGCCATAGGTCTTGCGGATCACCGCCAGTACGACCTTGAACTGGTGCTTGGTCAAATCAGCGCCAATCAGCGCCTCGTAGAGCTCATTGGCAATGCGGGTATAGCCATCGTCAAGGTCTGCCACACGAACCTCCTGTGGGGTACTCTGTGGGCGTCTATCTGGAAACTTCAAAAGCGCCGCCATCTCACACCCCCAGCTCATCAGCAAGCTGGCGCACGGCCAGCTCGTACTCACGCTGGGATAACCCCATTGCTTGCAATTCCCGCTTCTTGAGCTCATAGAGCTCCCAGGTGGCAACGGATGAGGTGTTAACCATGAGCCACCTCCTGCTCGGTGTACTCACAGGTGGGGCACTCGTAGGTGCGGTCATTGGTGCCGGACTGCAGATCACTGCCGCACAGTGGGCAGTGGTTGAGGTCGTTCAGCAAGGGGTGGCCCCCATGGGCCATGGTTGAATTGGTCATTGTTGGGTCCTGTGGTGTTTAAGCTGCCCGCTGGTGAGGCGGGCAGGTGCTGCTTATGCGCTGGGTTGTGCTTCGGCACGCTCCAGGGTGCGGGCTTCCAGCTCGCGGGCCAGGCGGACGGCCTGGCGGTCGGTGCCGGCTGCATGAGCGGTCGAGATCAGCGGCTCGTCGAGGGCTAGGGCCAGCTCGTGCATGACCGACTTCAGGATGATGTTGTCGCGATCGCTGACGTGCTGGGATGCCGGGCGCGGCGGACGTAATTGCATGGTCATGGGTTACCTCCCGAGGACAAAGTTGATGAGTTTTTGCAGGGGGCGCAGCGGGCGCTCCTCGTTGTAGGCGGCCTCGTCTGCTTGGCTGAACTGGAGCAGGCCGCGCTCGGGCAGGCCGGAGCCCTCCAGGATCTCCTCGACGGTCACGGGCGGAAAACCCTGCTCCAGCAAGCTCCGATTGGCCCGTTTAACGGCCCTCGCCAATATGGTGGGCTCGTGCTGAGATATGGCCTGGAGCAGGATCAGCAGCGAGGTGCGGGCAAATGCGGTTTCGGTCATGCCACACTCGGCGCCTACTTCCTGCCATACCTGGCGCTGAGCTGGGGTGCCGCGCACCCGCAGCGGGGAGCGGGTGCTCATATTTTCATGATCGGGGAGCGATACTCTTCCCATGGGGTTGGTCCTCTATGTTGGGTGGAAAAGCTGGCCGGTGGTCAGGCGGCGATGGGCTTCAAATAGCCAAGGTCGATCAGTCGTCGGGTCAGCCACTGCTGACCTTTGCCGGTCACCATGGGCGTGAAAGTAGGGACTGTTTCATCGTTGTGGGTGCGGGTGCCCTCCTTGACGGTGAAGTAACCGCGCTCGATGTAGTCCTGGAATGGCAGGTTGTGCCGGTTCCCGCCACTCATCAGGATGCGATGCTCACGCAGCGCCCGAAACAGCACGTTCTGGCCGAGCCCGACGGCGCGGGCGTAGTTGCCGATATTCACGCCCTTGTCGTCACCGGCAACGCGATCGGCAAACGCCACCTTGGGCGCCTGAACCGCCAACAGGTGGTTTTTCTGCTCCACTTCCAGCGCAAGGCGGCCGGCCTCAAGCAGCGCGGCGGCATAGGTCTGCGGGATCTGCGGCCCCTGTTGGGATTCCAGCTCCTGCCAGCGCTTGATGATCGCCATGCGCAGGGCAGCACTGTAGCCAGCAACCAGGCAGAGGGTTTCTTCCTTGGTCAGCAAAAGGCACGGCTGGGTGCGGCCTCTGCCGTCTTTGTAATCGCCTGCTTTTTCAGGAGATTGAATTTCGACCAGCATTTTGCGGATATCGGCCAGCACGTTGTCATGCCGCTTCCCTGTCAGTTCGGCAATTTCAACGCTGCTCATGGTCTGGTCGTTGTTGTTGATAAGGCTCAGATTGGTCATGGTCTTGGGTCCTGTTTGTGGTTGGGCAGCTGGTTAGGCGGCCTGCTGGATAGGGTGGTCTTGGTCCTTGATCAGGGGGTAATCCTCCAGTCCCAGCCGCAGTTCGCCATTGCTGGCGATGACAAAGCTGACTGCATGCTGAGCAGGGACAATCCCCCCGTTCAGCTTCTTCCACTTGGTGAAATTTGATTGGCTCGTGCCGATGGCGTTGCACGCCTTGGCCGCATTGCCAAAGAACTTGGTTACATCGTCGATACGCATAGGTGGTCCTCGTGTGGTTGGTGCTCACACGAACTTTATTTCTAAACGGAAATTTTTGCAACCCAATCCGCTCCCATTGGAAATTTCCTTCTTGATAGACTTGGTTTACAAAATGCAATAGGTGAATCGATGAAAAACTTTGCGGAACGATTGCAGGCAAGGATGAAAGAGTTACATGTGAGCGCCGCTGAACTGAGCCGCAAAACAGGGATATCCCCACCGGTGATCAGCCGAATACTCTCTGAACCTGGCCGAGAGGTTAGAGCAAGTAGCCTCATGTCCATTGCCAAGCAGTTGAAGGTTGACCCTGTCTGGCTATATCTAGGGCGCTCCGCAGACAGCCTTATTCGTGAAATCGAAGCGGGTCCAGGCATGGTGCCTGTTTTTACGATGGCAGGTTTGCTGGAAGACCCCACTATCGATGCCTGGCCCCATGCAGACACAGGCCGCAAGCTGGCTACAGAGAAAGACGGCCACCTGATAGCAGTGGTAGCTGATAATGATCAACTGGCTGATGCAGGCATTACCAATGGAGCTTTGTGCTTGGTTGATCTCAGTGATAACAAGCCAGAGCACAATAAGATTGTGCTGGCCAAGGTGGACGACAAGTTCATGTTCCTGCGTGCGATCCAGGGCCTACCAGATTGGCGCTATGGCGTGGATGACCCTCGTGCAGGTTCTCTCACCGATAAACAACTACTCCCCATAGGCAAAGTTATCGAGATCCGCCTCCCCTCTTGATCCGCTCTCCACTGCATATTGATAGCCCGCCACTAGGCGGGCTTTTTGTTGCTCAGAAAAAATTATGAATTTCTTTTTGGAACGTCGTTGACCTTTCGTTTCTATTTGGCAATAATCAGCTCATTCCAAAACAGCAACAACCGGTTCAAATTGGAAATAGCTGAGATGGAATACCCCAGACCGATAGCAGCAAGGGGCAGCGTGGAAGGCGGCCAATCGTGGTGAAGGTCTTGGGAAGGGTGACAAGGGGTAATGAGGCGGCACCTGTCATCGATTCCGCCTAGTTCGTAACAGCACGCGATGGCGCGCCTATCCGAACCGAGCTTGCTGGAAGGTGAGCAACCAACATCGGAGATTCGGCAAGTGGCATGCCACCTCATTTGGGATGAGGGCTTCACAGGTTCGATCCCTGTATCTCCGACCAAATTTAGACAACCAGCAACAGGACCCGGCCCCTGACCAGGGCAGAAGTGAGGCGCCTGACCAGCGCGTAAGAACGACAAAGCCCGCACAAGGCGGGCTTTGAAGGACTGGGGTACCACCCCAATCGGATGTTGCTAGGGGACCAACCCTAGCAACAGGACCCAGCATGACGAATCACGTGGGAATTAGCGAGGACCAACTCGCCAACAGGAGTGAATGTACCATGACCATACGCCTTTTTTCCAGGGCCGCGAAACGCGCCGACCAGATCGTTGCCGCCATCGCCGACCGCCTGAACGGCAACGCCGCCCGCCGCCGAACCATCAAGCAACGCTTGACGGTTGCCATGATGGCCACCGAGCGGCACCAGCTCGTCGCAGCCCGCACCGCCCAGTCTGCCAAGGTGCGCACCATGACCGCCATGAAATGCCGCGCCCTCCTCCACTGGCGCGCTGAGTTCCACCGCAACGCCATCTGACCCGGGTCTGGCGCTTCCCTCATAGCGCCGTAGCCAAAGCCTCTTTCTCAAGCACCGCAAGGATGCTTTGGCTTCGCTCACGCCAAATTCGGCTGGGCCTGCTCTTTAACAACCTGGAACCGGCTCACAACCACGAATCCCGATGCCGGTAGGGATGCGCCGATACCCCGTTCAATCCGGAAGGCGGTGCGTGAACGTGAACGCAGGCCACTGGCAACAGTGGCCAGCCTGGAGCCCCTTGCATCAGGGGGTTGTAGGCTGACAGCCGCCCCAAACAGATCCATAATGCCCATTCGATTATCAGGGACGGGATATTACTAAAATGCGCAGAGTATTGCTTTTTGCCTTAAGCGTAGCTTTTAGCTCAGCTGCTTTTGCTGACAAAGGAATTGTTGTTAAAGAGGATGTTTGCGGGAGTGGCAACGCCATCATTGAGACCACTGATGGCTGGTATATTGCTGCTGAACACTTTGGTGGTGTTTACCTGTATGAAGGTGATGAAGTGTTCGGCACGATGAAAACCTATGGTAGTCAAGAGCTAACACGAAGCGATGGCGACTCTGGTAGCTTCTACATCGAAAACTGGGTGACATCGATTGGCGATGCATATGAAGAGCTTTGCGATTAAAACGCCCAAGTAGTGAAAAACAGTTAATACGACCATCAGGCCAAGCCCAGCAAATGCTGGGCTTTTTCGTTTATACCAAAAACAGGACCCAGACCATGAAAAATCTGACCGAAGCCCAGGTGATGGGCTTTCGCGGTGCGATGGTGCCACCCACCCGCCGCAAGTACCACGTAGACGCCGCCCCATCCGCCGAACAGGCGCGGATGGCCCGCAACAAAGCCTCTGCCCGCCGCGCCATCGAGGAATATCACGAGGCGCGAGCCCTTCGGCGTGAAATGGAGCTCTAGCCATGACCAATGAAACCACCCTGCTCGCCCTGCTGGAGAGCCAGGAGGCCGAGGCCAACGCCAAGGCCGAGTGGGTCGCCGAGTGGATCGCGGCCAACCGTCCCCTGCTACTGGCCGGGGAACTCGATACCGACCTGTCCACCCTGCTGGCCGAGGTGAACCACGACCAGGGCCTGCAGCTCAACCAGGCGATGTTCCTGCTGATGACCGAGGGCGAGCAAGCGCCGCTGATGCAGTTCATTGACCAGGTGGTCTATGCCGGACTGGCCGCCCTGGCCAAGGAAGCATGGGGTTATCACCTCGCCGCCCTGCACGACGCCATGAGCGAGGAGCAGTTTGAGCGGTATCAGCACAGGAGCGCAGCATGAATGCCATCGCCGACACCTCCACCGCGCACCCGCTTGGCCGGGTGTTCGGCCTCTCCAACGAGGAGTACCACGCTGGCCCCGGGGTCAGCAAAAGCCAGCTCGACCAGATAGCCGAGAGTCCGGCCACCTATATCTGGGCCAAGAATGCCCCGGTAGATGAGGAGAAGCTCAAGGCCTTCGACATGGGCAGCGCCATCCACTGCCTGCTGCTGGAGCCCGACGAGTTCAAAGACCGCTTCATCATCGCCCCACCGTTCAACCGCCGCACCAATGCCGGCAAGGCAGAAGAGGCCGAGTTCCTGGCCAGCTGCGCAGAGCTGGGCAAGACGGTGATGGATGCCGAGGAGGGACGCAAGCTCTACCTAATGCGCGACAGCGTGATGGCCCACCCGGACGCCCGCTGGCTGCTGGAGCAGGAAGGACACAGCGAGGCCTCCTTCTACTGGATTGACCCCCAGACCCAGGAGCTGTGCCGGATCCGCCCCGACCGCCACCTGAGCAATCACCCCATCATGATCGACGTGAAGTCGGTAGACGATATGGGGCGCTTCGAGCGCCATGTCGAGGACTTCCGCTACCACGTGCAGGATGCCATGTACTCCGAAGGCTTCCACCGGGTGATGGGCGAGGAGCCGGAATTCGTCTTTCTGGCTGTCAGCACCAGCGTGAACTGTGGCCGCTACCCGGTGCGGGTGCGCCCCCTGACGGATGACTGGAAAGATGCGGGCAAGGACCTGTTCCGCCGCGACCTCCATCGCTTCCACGACTGCCGGGTCAACAACGACTGGCACGACTTCAAACCCCTCCAGCGCCCAGCCTGGGCGACAAGGAAAGCAGCATGAGCAACATCACCAGTATCAAGCAGCAGGCGGCCGATAACTTCGCCGCCCAGTTCCCCATTCTCGTCCAGCGAGGCATCGACGAGCCGACCTGGAACGCCCTGTGCAACACCATTTACCCGGGAGCCAACCCCGATTCGGTGGTCATGGCTATCGACTACTGCAAGGCTCGCGGCCTGGACATTCTGCTCAAGCCAGTCCACCTCGTCCCCATGCAGGTCACCGATGCCCGCAGCAAGGAGAAGGTCTGGCGGGATGTGCCGATGCCCGGGATCGGCATGTACCGGATCCAGGCCGATCGCTCCGGCAACTACGCGGGGGCCGACGAACCCGTGTTCGGACCGGATGTGACCGAGGAGTTCCAAGACCCCTACAACCAAAGCGCCAAGATCAAGGTCACCTACCCGCAATGGTGCAAATACACCGTCTTCAAGATGGTCAATGGCCAGCGGGTTGCCTTCCACGCCCTGGAGCGCTGGAAGGAAAACTACGCCACCCAGAGCGGCAAGACCGAGTGCCCCAACGCAATGTGGCGCAAGCGGCCCTATGCCCAGCTCGCCAAGTGCACCGAGGCGCAGGCGCTACGCAAGGCCTGGCCGGAGATCGGTAGCGAGCCCACCGCCGAGGAGATGGAGGGCAAGGAGATCATCATCAACGAGATCCCAGGTAGCCAACCGCAGCATGGCGCACCGGCAAAGAGCCGCACCCTGGATGCCATCCGCGGCCAGAGCACCGAATCGGTCACCCTGGAGCATGAGCAGATGGCCGAACCCGCCCAGGCGGACCACGCCAACGCCTACGCCGACCACTGCGCCGCCATCGAGGGGGCATGTGATACCACCGAATGGCAGCAGGCCTACACCACCGCCTGGACCTGGGCCAACGAAACCGGCGACCAGAACATCATCGCAGGTATCAAGCAGATCGCCGGCGAGCGCAAGAAGCAACTCAGTGCCGGGAACGGCGCCCAGCAATAACTCATCAGGCCCGCTCACTGCGGGCCTTTTCAATCCTAAGGACCCGTCATGACCGAACAAGCCAAGACCGACAACACCCAGGCCCAACTGGTTGTCATCGAACCCACTACCGCCGTCGCCCTGTTCACCGAGGGCCAGGGCGTGGCTGAACTGCTGGCCGACATTCGCCAGAAGGCAACCAGCCTGGTACCCGACATCACCACCGCCAAGGGCCGCAAGGAGATCGCCAGCGTCGCCCATGCTGTCGCCCGCACCAAGACCTACCTGGACGGGCTCGGCAAAGAGCTGACCGACCAGTACAAGGAGATCCCCAAGCGCATCGACGCCAACCGCAAAACCCTGCGCGACACCCTGGACACCTTGAAAGACGAGGTGCGCGCCCCGCTCACCCAGTACGAAGCGGCAGAGGAGGCCCGGGTGGCAGCACTGCAATCCCGACTGGCCCGCCTCAATGAACTGGGATCCTCTGCCAGTATCGAGATCGCCGCCGCCGACCTGCAGGTCATGCTGCAGGAGGTCGAGCAGAACGCCCTGGACGACTCCTGGCAAGAGCTGCTGCCCCAGGCGACCGTCGCCAAGGAGCTCGCAACCAAGCGCCTCGGCGAGGCCCTGGCAGCCCGCCAGAAGTACGAAGCCGAACAGGCAGAGCTGGAACAGCTGCGCCAGAAGCAGGCCGAACAGGATCGCATCGACCGCGAGCGCCTGATAGCCGAGCAGGCGGCGGAGCAAGCCCGCCTTCAGGAAGAGAATCGCCAGCGCCTGGAGCGTGAAGCCGCCCAGCACCGCGAGCAGGAGGCCCAACGCCAAGCCCAGGTCGCCCGTGAACGTGAAGAACAAGCCCGGCGCGATGCCGAAGCCGCCGAGCTGGCCCGCCAGCAGGCCGAAGCCAACGCCGCACGCATGGCAGAGGAGGCTGCTGCCCGCGCCGCAGAGCAAGAGCGTCAGCGCATCGAGCAGGAGCAGGCACGCAAGCAGCAGGAAGACGAGCGTCGCGCCGCCGACATGGAGCACCGCCGCACCGTCAACAACGCCATCCTGATGGACCTGATGGGCCTAGGGATCGATGAGGGGAAAGCCATCAACCTCATCAAGCACATCGCCAGCAACAAGATCGACCATCTGACCATCAACTACTGATCACCCGCCCCGCCGCCAACGGGGCCCTTGCACTCCCAGAGGACCAACCATGACCACGCTGAACCCCAGCGAGGCGACCAGTCTCGCCCTGCACACCCTCACCAGCCAGATCCGCAACATCCTGCTGATGCCTGACGGCCCGGCAAAGGCCGCCATCGGCGGATTCGAAACCCTGCTCACCGCCAACCTGACCATGATCAGCGAGGCCGCCAATGCCCATATCGACGAGTTCAACGGGCTCATCGACCAGCTGGTAGCCCGGGATGGCGAGCTTGATGAGCAGATTGCACTGGTCAGCCAGCTGCGCCAGCAGGTAGCTGAAGCCGAGCAGCGCATCGCAGCAGCGCGGCAAGAAGGCGCCGCCGATCTGGAAGCCAAGGCAGGCGAGCTCTACAAGGCGCAGCGCGCCCTGAACGAGATTGAGACCAAATTCAGCGCCCTGCAATTCACCTCCCGCCAGACCGATCGCCAGCTGGCTGACCTCAAGACCATGGACCCGGCAGGAATGAAGCGCCGCATCAAGGAGAAAAACGACCAGCTGGAGCTGCAGCGCACCGCGATCGCCAAGCACAAGAGCAATGAGGCCGCCTACCGCGCCGAGGTGCTGAAACTCGAGCGCCGCATCAAAGACCTGCTGGATGTCATCAACGAGCAGGATCGTGAGCTGGAAAGCCGCCACGGCGTCATCATGGAGCTCGAGAGCTGCCGTGATGCCAAGCTGGTCTGGTTCAAGCACCTTGCCAAGACCTACAAGGGCGAGGACGGCACGCTCTGGAATGTCTACCTGGTGGATCACGGCCTGCAGTCAAACCTCCCCTACCTCATCAATGACCTCAACTGGAAGCTGCACGCCATGAAATCCGATGGCTCCGGTTGTTCGGTCATGCTGAGCCAGTGGATGAACCCCATCTACCCGACGCCATATGGTGCCGGGGCCCCTGATGCCATGACGCAGGACATCTTCGCCTTCATGCAGGAGGCACTGGAGCAGAGTCACCCCCACCTGCAACCCCGCACCGAATGGGCCAAGACAGTCAGCATCCATGAATGCGGCCTACCGCCGCGCACCATCAAGCCGCTGGAAGAGGCCGGGATCGACACCCTCTACAAGGTGATGAGCCACCAGGGGAACAAGCTGGACAAGGTGAAGGGGATCGGCCAGAAGCTGGTCGGCCAGATCGTCTATGCCTGCGAGCTCAAGGTGAAGCTGTGGGAGGAGAAGTTCGCAGCTGGCCAGCACGCTGAGCAGCACAAGGAGGCTGCATGAAGATCGACATCCACAGCACAAACCACAAGTACCGAGTGATCTACGCGGACCCAGCCTGGCAATTCAAATCGAAGAAGTCAGGCGGCTCAATGAAAAGCGGGGCTGCGCAGGTGTACAGCGTCACATCGATAGAGGACATGAAGGCGCTGCCAGTGGCGAGGCTGGCAGACGACAACTGCATGCTGGTCATGTGGTGGGTAGGCAGCATGCCACAAGAGGCCATCGACCTGTGCCAAGCCTGGGGATTCCGGATCATGACCATGACCGGCTTGGTGTGGGAGAAGCGCACCGTAAACGACAACCCCCACTTCGGTATGGGGTGGGCAACCCGGGCCGGTGCGGAGTGCGCCCTGATCGGCATCAAGGGCAAAGTCAGCAACCTGGTAGTAGACAAGGCTGTGCGCTCGGTCATTCGAGCCAAGGTGGGGCGCCACAGCGAAAAGCCGCACGAGTGCCGAGAGGCGATCGAGAAACTGTGCGGTGATGTCCCACGCATCGAGCTCTTTGCCCGCTCTGCAGCCCCAGGCTGGGATTGCTGGGGCAATGAAGCCCCATCACTACCAGAGCAGTCCGCCGCCTGATACCCCCAACCCATCCACCGCTGGCCACACAGAAACGGTGGATAAGTCGAGGACCCCCATGAAAGCCACGGAAAACCCCTACTGCGGTGCAGTAGTCATCGGGTTGGGCGTCGTCATGCCCCATCCCAAGCAGCCCGGCAAGTTCATCCTGCCCGGCGGCGCAACATGCGACCGGCAAACTGCCGAGGCCGCAGCCAAGAAGATCCACGACCTGCAGGCCAAGAAAGCCCGCAACTAACCGACCAAAGGACCCAGACCATGAACCATTCCGTTATCAGATCCGCCAGCATCTACAGTGCCAAGCTCCCAGCCATCGCAGCAATGCGCGAACACCTGGCCGAGCTCTCCTTCACTCCGCTCACTGAAAATCAGCTCAGCTGCGCCGGGTTCGAGAACAACCTGGTGACCGGCGAGCTTGTTACCAACCTGCCAGGCGTCGGCTACGCATTCGTCGTGCGCCAAGACACCAAGCTCATTCCGACCAAGATCGTCAACCGCAAGCTCAAAGAGCGCATTGATGCGCTGATCAGCTCCGGTCTGCGGGAGAAGGTTACTCGCAAAGAGAAACTGGCCATGAAGGACCAATTGATTGTTGAGATGGCCGCCACGGCTGAATATGAAACCACGCTCACTCACGCCTTGTACGACCAGAGCAACGAGTTGCTTTACCTCAACACCACCACCAAGCGCCCGCTCAAGGTGGTCATGCACCTGCTGGTGAAGTGCATGGGCTCCCTCAAGACCCAGACCATCCACATCGACGACATCAAGATGGGGATCAGCAACCGCCTGAAAGACTACCTGACCGATAGTGCAGAGCGCCCGGAAGCGCTCGGCCCCTTCTCCCCGCTCCAGTTCGTCAAGCTCAAGTCTGCCGACACCGCGCAAGAGATGGTGACCTTCAAGGGCATGGATCTCAACGGCGATCGTGCCTCTGACGTGGTTTCCCTGCTGGAGGCTGGCTATCAGGTGGAGGAGCTGGAGCTGTGGCACGAACCCATCAGCTTCAAGCTGAACAGTGATTTCAGCCTGCGAGCCATCGCCATGCCGGATTACGACTCGGACGATGACGCCGATGACTACGCCCACCACTGGCGCCAGTGCAACGCTGCAAACCTCATCCTGCTGTCCAAGGCCATCACCGACCTCTGCACCATGATGGACTACCAGGCACCGGCAGAGGAGCAGGCTGCATGAGCAAATACCGCAAGGGGGCGCTCTACATCCGGCGCATGAGGGAGAGCGATGACACGGAGAGCTTCAGAACCGCATTTCGCCTCGCGTTCTACAGCACGCAAATCAAGTCTGGAAAGTACAAGAAGGCGTATGTGCTGGTGCGGCACGGCGACGATAGCGTGATGGAAGTCGGTCGTAGCCGGGCAGACATTATGGGGCAAATGATTTTTGGCAACGCCAAGGGTCTGAGCAAGCGACAGGCCATGCGCAAATGGGGTAAGCGAGTATGAGCGAACACACCAATGGCCTGCTGCGGGTGGGCCATTCCGGGGCGGTAGTGGCAGACCACCCCGTCCCCGAAATAAGCGGCAGCGATGCCGTCGAATACTACGGCGGCCACTTGGTCGCCGAGTCAGTCACCGCCGCCAATGCCCGGCGGCTGGTCGCCTGCTGGAATGGCTGTCACGGGCTGCCCACGGACGAGCTGGAGCAGAAGGGGCTTGTGGCGGCTGTCGGCAACCAGCTGCTAGACCTTGAGCGGGATCGCGATGACTGGCAAAAAGCATTGGGGGCGGTGCTGGCAACAATCCCAAATAAGGAGGTCGTCCGGGCGTCCGGCTCCGTCATGGATACTGTCGCCTACTTCAAGCGCTTGCACCAGCACCGCGACACCCTGCTCGAGGCGCTCAATGGGGTGATGGGCGTGATGAACAACAGCCAGGGCGTGGCAGGTTGGCACCAGAACGGCGCCATCGCCACCTGGGACGAGCTGCTGCCGGAAGTGGCCGCCGCCCTCGATTTTGCGGAAGGAGAGAAATCGTGAAGCGATTCAACTGCACGCTATCCGACAAGAGAGGCGAGTTTGGGGAATGCATGGAGGTCCACAACACTGGGCGCTATGTGCTGTTTTCTGATGTGGAGAAACTGCAGCGACGCATGCAGGAGATGCTGGATAAGAGCAACAGAACCGGCGTGGCAATCGAGCGCGCCATCTCCACCGGATTTGTGCGGGCAGATCACCCGCTCAAGTCGCGGCTGGAGCTGCTGGCAAACCACTACAAGCGCGAGCAGGCCCTGGTTGACGGCATGGTGACGATGGCCGACCGCTGCAAGCTGCTCATCGACCTGCTGCGTGAAGCACGAAACCCACTCATCACCGCTATGGAAGCTTCAAGCGAAGATGCGTCAGCCGAGACTTGCGAGCTGCTTGAACTCATCGACTCTGCCCTGGCCGCCACCCTACAAGCGCAACCAGATGCCGACTGGACCGAGGCCACGCCCCACCCAACCGAGCAGGACTACCGCGAGCTGCAGGGGCAGCACGACAAAGTTCAGAGCCGGCTCAAGGCGGTGCTGGATCTTCTGCATGAACTGCGTGAAGGTGCCGAGATTCACCAGCACAACTGCAAGGTTTGCAAGAACGAGGAGGGCGTAAACAACTGGACTGGTAAGCTGGCCCGCATTGACGCCGCTCTGGCGGGCAATATGCAGCATCCTGCTGTGACAGTAACCGAAACCATCCACACTGCACCTGAGCGCATATGGCTGCAGGTTGGCGACCAGAGCCACTACCACAGCGAGCCATTCCCGAGCGATACCAGCGAGGTGAGCTGGTGTGCCGATTCAGTGGTTGGCTGCGAGGTGCCGTATGTGCGGGCAGACCTGGCCTGCCAGGTGCCTGTCCATAAGGAAATGCAAGGTTGGCTCCCCATAGAAACAGCGCCTCAAGATGGGAGTAAAGCCTTGGTGTATCGACCACTGGCGGAAAATAGCGGTGATGAACGAATCGCCGTCAAGCGCCTTACTGGCGGGCGAAGCAATAGCTGCTGGGATAAGACGGTACCGCCCGGCGAAACCCCATGCAACCCAACGGATGGGGCCTGCCATGTGACCCACTGGATGCCCTTGCCTGATGAGCCTGCGCAGCAAGGAGGTGAGCCGTGCGATTCCGCGAGCCCATCATCCAGCCCGGACTGACCCGCACCGAAGCCGAAGAGACCCGCGCCAGATACCTCCGCATCAACCCCGGCGCCCGGGTCACCATCGACAGCCAACCCGATAACCCCCAGCTCAAGACCCTGATAGCCCACCTCCCAGTCCTGCCCCTCCGGCAGGTGCTGGCACCGGGCTTTATCGGGTACCGCGGCTGGAGGGCATAACCAGAGCCCCGGCCAGTCCGGGGCTTCCAATTCAAGGACTCGCCATGGCGAAAATCTACATAGCCGGGCCTATGTCAGGCCTGCCGAACTTCAACCGCGACGCCTTCAATGCCGAGGCGCACCGCCTGCTTGGCCTGGGCCATGTGGCCCTAAACCCGGCGATCCTGCCGGATGGGCTGGAGCAACACGAGTACATGGCCATCTGCATCGAAATGGTCAAGATGGCCGATCAGTTGGTCATGCTGCCCGGCTGGGAGCGCAGCGCCGGCGCCAGATCAGAGCACGCCCTGGCCATCAAGCTCGGCAAGGCCATAATCCTCCCCGTGCCGCACTTGGCTGACGAGGTGGCGGCATGACCAGACAGCGGGCCGCCGGGCTCGCCATCCTGGCGCTAAACACCCTGGCCGCACTGATGGTGCTGACCCTGCTGTAATCGCGGCCCTTCCTTCAATCCACCCGGCGCCCCATCCTCTGAGACAGGAGGGCCACGCCATGCAACAACTTCAACTGACCATCGACCAGGACAGCCAGCTTCTCAACGAGCTGGTCAGCGCCGTGCGCTCCCCCACCCTTTCCCGATCGGCCAAGCTCGCCGAGATCGGCCGCATCCTGGCGCACTTCGATCTGCCCATCGAAGCGCCCCGGGTTGCCGGCCAGCTCTGGAGCGCCACCGACCTGGGCAAGGAGCTGGGGGTCAGTGCCCAGGCCATTGGACGGCTGGCCAACCAGCACCAACTCAAACGCCCGGCGTTCGGGGAGTACCGTCTTGACCAGGCGGTCAGCAGCAGGAAGCAGGTTGAATGCTTCCTCTACAACCGAGCAGGCCGGGATGAAATCACCAGACTGACGAGGACCAACAACCATGGGAACAGCAGCAGACCCGGCGCAAACCCACATTCAGGGCCAGCTCATCATAATGAGAATGCCTGACGCCATCCCGCTCAGCACCTACCTGAGCACTATCGAGCTCACCGACCGGGACACCATCAACAAGCGGATCCAGCGCGGTATCTGGCAACTGGGGGTGCACATCGTCAACGTGGACGGGGTGAAGGAACGTTGGGTCAACATCGCGGAGGTAACCAAGTGGGCAATGAAAAACAGCTCCCACGCGGCGTGACAGTCCGCGGGGAGACGATCAACATCACCTTCACGTTCAAGGGGGTTCGCTGTCGCGAGCCCCTGTCCAACTTGCCGAACACCACCGCCAACGTGCGTTACGCCTCCCGCTTGCTCGGGGAGATACAAGGCAAGATTGAGCGTGGCCAGTTCGCCTACGCCGACTACTTCCCGAAGTCCAAGAAGCTGCGGATGTTCGGTGGTGCCTCGATCGCCGCCAAGGTGGCCGATTACCTGGACGAGTACCTGCAGCGATGCGAGCGCCGGGGGCTGAGCCCATCCACAATGGTTGGGTACCGCAAATGCCACAAGGCACTGGCCGACCTGCACGGGATCACCGTCTCGGAGCTGACCCCCGCCCAGGTGAAAAACTGGCTGATCCGGGGGGGCACTACCGCCAAGACAGCGCGCAACCGGCTGTCGTTCCTGCGCAGCGCCATCGACGAGGCTGTCACGGATGGTTTGCTCGCATCAAACCCTGTTTCGCTGGTGACCGTTTCCCGATATTTGGACGGGAGTTCAGTTCCCGAACAAGGAGCCAAGGACGTGGACCCCTTCACCCCGGAGGAAGTGGCCGCCATCATCTCAACAGCCCACGGCATCAATGAGCAGTGGGCCAACCTGTTCTCCTTCGCTTTCGCAACCGGGATGCGGCCGTCAGAGCTGTGCGCCCTGCGCTGGGAGGAGATCGACTGGATCGGTAACACCGTGCAGGTGTCGCGCGCCAAAGTGGTCGGGGTCATCAAGACCACCAAGACCCGGGCCGGGACTCGCACCATCGAGCTGACCGGCGAGGCGCTGGCGGCGCTGACCAGCCAGAAGCGCTTCACCTTCATGCGGGGGGAGTATGTCTTTGACGACCCCAAGCTCAACCAGCCCTGGGCCGGGGCCGACGCCATCAGGAAGAAAGCCTGGCTCTACACCCTCAAGCGGTCCGGCGTTCGCTACCGCCACCTCTACCAAACCCGCCACACTTTCGCCACCGCCAACATCAGCCGTGGCTGCAACCTGTTTTGGCTCTCCACCCAGATGGGACACAAGGGGCCAGAAATGCTGTTTCGGCACTACGGATCCTACCTTGCCGAGTACGACGGCCAGACAGCAAAAGCGCCAATCCTGATCCAAAATCCAACCGGAAAATAAAAAATCCTTATAGTTCAATTGGTAAAGCTGCACAGTCCGGGGGTTCAAATCCCCCCAGCTCCACCAAATACCGGTCCAACAGTGACCAACGAAGTCCAAGAAACCCGCATAGCATAAGGCTTTGCGGGTTTTTTGTTGTCTTATGCTGTCCAATGGGGTGCGTTGCCATCCAGCCCTTTTAGGCATATCGTTAGGCATATCGTTTTGTATGCCTTCCGGAGCGTATGCCTATGCCTCGTATCACCCGTCCCTTATCCCCAACCGAGATCAAAGCAGCCAAGCCCAAAGAGAAGGAATACACCCTCTGCGACGGGGCTGGTCTGGAGCTCGTCATCAAGCCCAATGGCTCCAAGTTGTGGCGCCTGCGTTACTACCGCCCCCTAACTAAACAGAGAAACATGATCAGCTTTGGCTCCTGGCCGGAGATGTCGTTGGCTGAAGCGAGAGAGAAACGCTCCGAAGCCAAAACGTTGCTGCAACAAAACATCGATCCCCAACACCATCGTGATGAGCAGGCATCCGCTGCGTTATCACAGAGCGAGCACACCTTTGAAGCCGTCGCCAAGCGCTGGTTTGATGTTAAGCGCCCTTCCGTCACCCCGGCATATGCCGAGGATCTCTGGCGTTCTCTCGAAATGTACCTGTTCCCCGAGATAGGCACAGTGCCCGTTATGGAAATAAAGGCACAGCGAGCCATCAAGATCATCGAGCCCATCGCTGCTGCTGGAAAACTCGAAACCGTGCGTCGCCTCACGCAACGGGTGAACGAGATCATGACCTTTGCTGTTAACTCTGGTCTGATCGACGCCAACCCTTGCTCGGGGATCAGCAAGGTGTTTCAGCGGCCAGCCAAACAGCACATGCCCAGCATTAACCCCAACCAGTTACCAGAACTGATGAACAGGCTATCGAAGGCCAGCATCAATTTGCAGACCCGCTGCCTCATCGAATGGAGCCTGCATACCTTGGCTCGCCCCAGCGAGGCGGCCGGAGCAAGGTGGGCAGAGATCGATATGGAAAAGAAACTCTGGCGGATCCCACCAGAGAGAATGAAGAAGCGCAGAGGTCATGACGTGCCCTTGACGCCGCAGACACTTGCCTACCTGGACCTCATGCGACCGATCAGCGGCCATCGTGAATTTATCTTCCCTGGTATCCGTAATCCTAAAACGCACACCAACGAGCAAACAGCCAATGCGGCCTTGAAAAGAATGGGATATGAAGGGACCTTGGTCGCTCACGGCCTGCGAGCCTTGGGCAGCACCACCCTGAACGAGAGAGGATTTGATCGAGACGTTATAGAAGCTGCCTTGGCGCACTCTGACAAAGATGAAGTCCGTAGCGCATACAACCGCACGGATTATCTGGAACGTCGCCGAGAAATGATGGTCTGGTGGTCAGAATATATCGATGCAGCATCCAGAGTCGGTTCAGCACTGACGTGGTTGCCATCGTCAAATGTCAGCTGAGCTAAGTTTCAATAACTCAACAACGCAATAGAAAAAGGACTGGTTAGCCAGTCCTTTTGACATCAAATCAGGAATTCTTCCAACTGCCTGCCTTGCTCCAGCATGGCGGCCAACGCTTTAGGAGTGCGTCCCTGGCCGGTCCAGGTGCGCTCTTCACCATTTGCCATATAACGATACTTCGGCGGACGCGGAGCACGTTTCGTGCCATCACGTTGAGCTTTCCCAGCTGGGACACCCTGTACGAGCTCAGTAGGGTCAATGCCAGCATCAGCAAGCATTGCTTGGAATTCGGCCAGCTTGGCCAAACGCTCGGCATCGGCTGCGCGGGTCTTTTCTATCTCAGCAACCCGCTCGTTATAAATCGAGGAGAACTTCTCATTCGCTTCTTGCAACTGTTCAAAGGAGAGCTCACGCAATGCAGCCCGCAAGCTACGGATATTCAGCAACACTTTCAGAAATTCAGTCATGATTAAGATCTCTCAATAAGGGGCACACCGTCAGCCACATGGATAGCTACTGACTCTGGTGATATAGGTCTTTCAATCTGGATCGTTCTGGTGACTGGTCTGAATAGTGAACAGCACGATTCAGGTAGTAATAACAGTGTTGAATTTTACGCTATTACACCTCATCGATGCAAATGCCATTAATTATCATTTTAGCATTCTGTCGTCATCAGTGTCCATTTGAATTTGTTGTATTTATACGCAACACATAAAAACGAGGGGATTGGTCCCCTCGCTGTGCTTAACAGACTAGTCATCTCCGTAAATGCTACTAGAACGTTCATACAGAAGCAGCTGTTGTTTATACTACCCAAGTTTCCGGCTTCGCTTAGACGAGCTTACAGGGCATCTGGTGAACGCTAACAGCTCTTCAGGATTAATACGCTCTAAAGCGAGCAATTCTTTAATGTCAGCGATCACCTGCTGCCGCTCATGTGCTCTTACCCTCGCAGCCTCCTCTTCCTCAATGCGCTCCAGCGCTATCGCCTCGATTTCAGCATTCAGTGCTAACAAATCCTCCGATGACAATCCCTTTAATGCCGACCGTAACGATCGGGTATCTGTAAACACACTTGATGCAAGCTTCATTTGCCACCCTAATAAATCAATGCTCAGCCCGAAGTAGTTGGCTAGTACCAAAGTTGCGGTAGCCATCACCGCCGCTCTTCGTATTCTTTTTACTCAGGTACGCCATACGAAACAAAAATGCTTCGAAGTTGTCATCTAGCTCTCGGGCTGACTGGCGATCAAACCGGTACTGCGGATTATCAGGAAAATTCACTAACGTCGCGTTATCAGGATAAGGGAGGCTCAGGGCGCTGCACCACGCCTTCTGGATCCTGGTTCCCATATTGTTAGCGTCATAGTCCCGATAGTCTCCCAGAAAGGCATAGACGTCTTTGTTAAAGAGCAGCATCAGGTGGTAATGGGGTGATGCCGAGGTATCCTGCTCACGGCACCAGATAAAGGCCGGTAGAGACGGAGTACCACGTCGTTTCTGACGATAGTGGTCCGCACGTAGTTGGCTTTTCAGGGACTCCATAAAGCGAGTAATCACTGACGGGTCAGCCCGCTGTAGGCAGGTCAGCGTGTCAGCATCATCTTCAGGTGACTCAACAGCAAAGCGCAGGTCTACCCGCAGCGCATAAACACGGGGATACCTGGCAAGGGTATCGGAAACAACATCCAGACTACGTCTCAAATAGGTGCAATTCATGGGGCCGTAACTATCTGTGTATAATCTAGTAAGTGCTTTCATCTTCAATACTGAATTTTTTAAGTGATTCAACATAGG